GGCGTCAATTGTCGAAATAGCAAACGTTGATATGACGAGCGATGTACGTAATTGTACGTCGCTTTTTTTCGTTCATTACGTACGATTTTGTCGATACGTCGAGTTATTGCGTAGTGCATACGATTATGACTACGGAAAGCGAGGCGTTAACATGGCGCGTAGAAGCAACCGAATCAATCCAGGCGCGCTCGAAACGGCGCAGGCACAAACGGAAATTCATGCGGAAGATTTCGAAACGTCGCTACATTTATTTCTGCGCGATTGTAAGATTCGCAATCTAAGCGATCACACGTTGAAGTATTACCGGAATGAGCTTACGGCGTTTCGGTCGATACTGGAAGCGCAAGACTTACCGACACATCCTTCGAAAATAACGCTGAAAGTGTTACGCGAAAACGTTATTTATTACATGATGACGGTGCAACAGCGAAAGGAAACGACGATTAATACGCGATTAAGGGCGATTCGTGCGTTTTTCAATTACCTTGCGAAAGAGAAAATGATTGCGGTCAACCCCGCGGAAGAATTGACGTTAATCAAAGCGAAGAAAGAAGTCATCGAAACATTTTCTCGGGAGCAATTACGGGATATCCTCCGCCAGCCCGATCAAGAAACGTTCACGGGATTTCGCGACTACACGATTTTAATGTTACTCGTTGAGACAGGTGTACGGGTACGTGAAATCACGGACATTGGCGTAAGGGATATTCGTTGGGAAGATTCGCAGATACTTATTAACGGAAAGGGTTATAAGGAGCGCCTGGTACCTATGCAAGCGACGATGAAGCGCCAGTTGAAGAAATACCTTGCCGTGCGCGGAGACGTCGTAAATGAGGCGTTATTTGTGACCGTAGACAATAAGCCGATTACCATTCGCCAGTTGCAGAATAGGATTGCGAAATACGGTCGTATGGCTAATATAACGAATGTGCGTTGTAGCCCGCATACTTTTCGGCATACATTCGCAAAGATGGCCGTGCAAAATGGCGCCGATGTATTTGCGTTGCAGAAGGTGCTCGGACATACTTCGCTCGAAATGGTGCGCAATTACGTGAATCTGTTTAGTTCGGATGTATTCGAAAGTCACAAGCGGTTTAGTCCGTTGGAAAAATTATTTTAATTTAGCGTCGACTCTCTACGGAGGGTCGGCGTTATTTTTTTTTGCGTAAAAAGTGCGCTAGATTGATTCGGTATCCTTACTATATAGTGTAGCGTAAATCACACGGAAGTTAATTTCGAAATTGGTGCGCGAAAAGTTATTCAGGTGCGTCAAACTAAGTAGAGAGTCACACGGAAGATATTTTCCGCAAAACTGCGCGACTTTAAAATGGCGCGGGTATTATTAATTGAGAACGTTAAGTCACACGGAAGGAGGACGAAATGACTAATCAAGATATTTACGTAAAGTTTCATAAACACGCATTAACTAGCGGTCTTATGGGAGCGTTAGGTGCAGAACGATGGCATACGTTATCTGCTTTGGCGTTATTCATGAACGATCGCGGCGAATGTTTCCCATCGCAAGATTTACTAGCGGAACACCTTAACGTAAGAAGAGAAACGGTGAACAGGCGAATTAAGTCACTATGTGATTTTCGCTGGAATGGGCATCCATTAGTTACGAAAGAGCAAACGAAACATCCGACTAAGAAAACGTACTTGCAAGTCAGATATTTAATCGGAAGAGAAAGCGGTTTTCAGTTCGGTAATAGAGCGCAAGAAGACAGTCCGTGTGACGCTGATATAGTAGACCGTGTGATGTATATGTAAGAAATCGTGTGACGTAAACCACACAGTAAGAAGAACCATATAACAAAATCCATTTAACAAGAAATAATTGCACCAAATAGAAAATCACTATTTGTTGCGAGTCTTATATTGCATAAATAATTACTTCAAAAAACATGCGATAAGAGGTGTGATAAATGAACACATGTAAAGATCAATCTCTTGTTTTGGGTTTTGAGATAACTTGCAAGAGATGTGGAGCCGATGATATACAATTTTCTTGCTTTTCAGATGAATACGAACAATATATCAACATTCATTGTAATAAGTGCGACAACATAGAAACCTATTATTAAAAGGAGGAATCGCAATGACCAACGTAAAACCAACGCTACCACGCGAAGTAGCCAACGCAATCGAATCTTTGCGAAATGAGGGACGAGATAACTATTCGATTATCCGCATAATTTTCGGAACACCAAAATCGCAGCTAGAAACGGATATCCAATCATTCGCCTATGAAATTTCCGGTAAAAAGAACGTTGACTTACTCATGAGCGCACTAATCAACGGATACGAAGTCGAGCAATCGCCCGAAGATAAATTGCGTGAGTATTACGATAAATTATCGGATGAAATGAATACACTACCTGCCGCCAGTCATTCTTGGTTAATTAGACACGCTGAGAGAGACGGAATTCACAAAGCGATACAAATTCTCGGAATCACAATCGACGGCATCAACTCATAGCCTTCACACGCTATGTGTGGCGCATACAGACGCGATGAATAGCACGGAATACAATAAGTCTCGGCGGCTAAAACAAACGGAAATGAGGCGGTAAAATGCACATTAAAATCGAATTGACAACGAAACAACATACCGATTGGGTGGACGATAAGGTTACGTTTGAAGATGATTGCGACTTTATCGAAATTAACCACCACAACGGAAGTACGTTTAGTATTCGCAAAACTGAATTGCGAAAAGTATTACACGTCTTATGTGAGGAGGAATGACGATGTTAACAACGGAACAACTCAACGCAATAAAAGAACGCGCGGAAAAGGCGTCATTAGGCGCCTGGACTGTCACACACAATACCGATATAGTTCGTGAAGACCCGATTGGTAGCGGATTTACAGACGCAATCGCTTTCGCAGATAGAAGTATTGATGCGGAATTCATCGCACATGCTCGCGAAGATATCCCAGCGCTCATTGCCGAAGTCGAAAGATTGCGAAAGGTAAACGAAAAGTATTTCGGAATTCTATCCGAATTAGAGTACCGAATTAATAAATATTCGCATTATGGACTCGAACAATATATCGAAGGGTGGGATAGCGATGACTAAACCGAAATTACCGCCCGCAACGGACTGGCGCGCACGAAATATCGCCGACTGGAACGTTAGCACATTCATCGCATTTATTACCGAAACGACAGCCGAACGCTACAACGCCGATTATCAGCCGGGCGGTCGAGGCGCTAAGTCAACGCGATGGGCGCGCGAACGTGGCATGCTGAAACAGGCGCAAGGGCGATACGGTAATGCGGTGTTGCGTCAATTCATCGAAATATGCTGGGCGGAATATCGCACGAACAAGCCGGACGAATATCCGTACCCGACATTTACGTTCATGTATTCGTATATGGATCGCAACTTTCAGCCGGCACAGTCGTCGGTGGCGAGGGAACAGCGCGAGGCGGAAACGGCGCAGAAATTCGAAGAAATTAGCGAAGATTGGTGGTGATTGCGTGGTCATATTCGTATTTTTAACTGGCGTGATAACCGGTGCAGTAGGAACGGTAGGACTAATTCGTCTAGGCATAAGGAACCGAAAATAAAACGAGTGGAGGTGAGCGGGATGGAAGATGAGTACGTAATACCTTTCGATGATTTAAGCGAGGAAAAGAAGGCGGAATTTAATAAATTGGCGGAAGAGTATAGTTACGTTTTGCAATTGATTTATTTGTTCATCGAAGTAAATAACGCTGATAATGACGAAATTTGGAATAAGGCGAATCAAAGATACGACGAAGACATGACATATGCACCAAACGAATAGGAGGAGAGCGGGATGGAAGAATTTCACACAGTAAAACGTAAAGCTCTTGTTGGAGAGCGTATTCTAATTACGCATGCGCAATTTATGGAAACGCGTTATGATGACGGCGATATTCTGACTGTAACAGATTCGGATAGTTACGGAGTGTACTCGGAAGATGCGCTAATTTTAGAGGATGAATACGAAGTTATTATCGGGGAGGAAAGCGCATGAAACAATTTCGCACAGTTAAACGCAGGGCTAAAGTAGGCGAACGCATATTGATTACGAATAAATACGATTGGGAACATCGGTATAAAAACGGAAATGTGGGCGAAGTGTTAGGCTTAGGCGTAGAGAGTGTATTCGTTCAATTCGAAGGAGTAAACGCAGGGGTAGCGGATTGTGAATACGAAGTTATTATCGAGGAAGTTAATCCGAAGGAGGAAAACGAAATGGAAACTAAGCAACTAACGGACTACTCATACGAAGAGTTACTGGACGCAATTAAGGCGAAGGCACAGGCGGAAGTTGTAATCAAATCGCAAAAGGAAACGGTAGTTCAATTTGGGCATTCGATTCAATTGAACGGAGAGGAAATCGCTAAAGCATTAAACCGATTAGGGAATGCGGCAAGACGTGCGTTAAAAACCCCGCAGCAACAACGCGATGAGATTATCGAACAGGCAAAGCGCGATGTGGTGGGTCTTAAAAATACGAAAGGAAACGGTAAACAATATTTCGTTAACGATCCGAATAGTTGGGATCCGTGGTCATGTAACGTTGAATTTATCGTCAATAAAGAAAAGCGTACGGTTGTCTGCCTCCTGCGTGGAGTCAGTAGCGGTAAAATTCGAGCAAAAGGAATCGCCAAGTGTGCGCCGACCGACTGCTTTAACGTTCATATTGGGCGTGCAATAGCGTTGCGCCGTGCATTAGGTTTAGACGTGCCTGCCGAATATTTAACAATCGATTGGAGTGAATAATATTGCCCGCAGGTTCCCCGCATAAAATTGTAAAGTTATATATAGATGGTGACCTATTCAATGCTAAAATGTGTACTGTTTGCAACGAAACAAAACCTTTATTCGATTTTTATCGAAACAGATTAGGGGTTGGTGGTCGAAATGCCAGATGTAAATCTTGCGAAAGTTCTGCAAAAGCAATTTACAGGAAACTTAATGAAGATAAAGAAAAATCACGTCATAAAAAATATCGTGTCGAAAACTACGATAAGTGCAGAAATGCTTCTGCTAAGTGGGCAAGAGAAAATCCTTTAGCAATGGCTGCGATTCAACATAGAAAAAGAGCTAAACATCTCGGATTGCCAGCGACCATCACTAAAAATGAATTAGGCGATATTTTAGATTCATTCCAAGGGAAGTGTGCGTTGAGCGGTGCAGAATCCAATTTAGTTTGGGATCATTTCATTACGTTATCTACGGGCAAAGTAGGTTCAGTAAAAGAGAATATGATTCTTATAGAAGATACTTTAAATAGGTCTAAAGGTGATAAAAACCCTTTCGAGTGGTTTAAATCCTACAATTCCCGATACAGTCTTGAAACTGTGAAGTTCGATAAACTAATTGACTATTTGGCTAAGGAAAACGATATGTCAAAAGAAGATTATATCAGATATGTAAATGAATGTTATGCAGAAAAAGAGAGGAGAGTGAGCGAATGACAACGAACGATCACGCAAGCAAATGCGTATTAGCCGACCGTTGCACCGTCGCGAACGGCAAATCGTGCAATTTCCAGTGCCCGCATTTCATCGCGACGAACAGCCGACTGCGAGCGAGTGGAGTGCCCAACGATTATAGACTCGTGACGGTAGCGAATTCGCCAGCAAGAGCGGAACAAGCGAAAGTATATAAATCGGTGGAGGCATACGTAGGAACATTCGAACGGCAATTCGATGATGTGACTGGCGACCGCATAAAATCGCTTTATCTTTACAGCGCAAGTCCTGGCACGGGTAAAACGACGACAGCAAGCGCGATCTTGAATGAATATTTAACGCAACATTATATCGGAAGTTTAAAGCGCGGTAGGCAGGCGCGTTCTCTTCCGGCTTATATGCTCGATGTCAACGCCTGGCAAACGTTGTTCAACGAGTTTAACCGCAGCAACATTCCGGCCGACATTGGCGAAGAGGCAAGCCGTCAGTATTATCGCCAAATGCAAGCAGCTAAGACGGCGCCGTTCGCAGTGCTCGACGATATTGGTGTCCGCAATGCAACCGAGGCATTCCGCGGCGACTTACATGCAGTAATTAATGCGCGTGTGACGAACGGATTGCCGACGGTGTACACTTCGAACTTGCCATTGGTGGAAATGGAACGAGTATTTGACGCGAGGCTTTACGATAGAATGCGCGATCAATGTGCCGAGTTGGGGTTCGTAGGGAAATCGCAAAGGGGGATGCGAAAGTGAAGAACGGGGATATCAAAGTAGGCGACAAATTAATCGCGGTGGCTTGGTGCGGTTTCCCCGACGGAACAACGAAGGGAAAGACATACACAGTTACGCAAGTTCATCCGTCACATAGCCAACTAATATTCAAAATAATAAACGATGATGGGCGTGAGGTGTTTCCGATTTCCACAACGTTCAGAAAGGAGTCCGTCGAATGACCAAGGATATAGTGTTTGAACGAAAATGCTTAATACAATTCGCGATTCAAACTGGATTGGGAGTCGGCGAAACCTTCCGTCATAGAAAAGAAGTAATTGATTCGTTCACATATAGTCGTATTGCAGTCGAAGTAAGTCTCAATGAATTATTAAACGCTATAGCTACAACGATAAGGAGGCAACCGAATGACCAACGAAAAGAAACCGCAATTTAACTTCGGCGATTTGGTCCGTGTCGCTGGCTACTGGCCGCAAGTATTCGTCGTAGATGGTCGACGCAAAGAACATTACGAATATCCCGACGAAGAATGGACCGAAATGGTATACGAATTGCATGGAGCATTTACGCTGGAATGGCTCGAAGCAGACGTCGAAGATTTAACGTTAGTTGCGCCGGCAGCCAACGCGGATGAATATTTAACCACGGTCGGACAGCCGACGATTGACTTGACGGATTACATGTCGCCATTAACCGAAAGAGAAAGCGAGATTATTGAGCGAGAGTTTAATAGAGGAATGGAGGAGATGCGCATGCTGTACGGGAAACAACCGAAGGAACCACGCAAGCCGACCGCAAGGGAATTGTCAGCGCAGGAAGCGGAAAGGCGAAAGGCAGCCCGAAAGGAACGCGCCGACCAAATCGATAACTTACTGGATATTGCGAATTGGAATCGTAAGAAGTTCGCGGAGACTGGCGAACAGGAGTATGCGGCAAAGATTGCGGAAGTGGAAGCGGAATTGAAGAAGATATGCGAAATCAAACGATGAATAAAAAAAAATATTAAAATGTGATATTTGGCCTAGTTCTGTGATTTGGGGTGAGTGGAACAGAAATCTAATGGTGGAACAATATACTTTCATATAAGAACAATAGCTGGTAAACAATGGATATTAAGGACAGCGATTTAGGCGGTATTGCCAAGAATAATCACTTGTTATAAAGTACTGATAAACGGATAAGCAACCGAAAGGAGCTGACGAAATGAGTCAACACGCAAACTTACTATTTTCGAAAATCATCGACGAAAATAACCCGCAAGCACTCGTCAAGTACGGCATCACCGAACGCGACCTGACAACGGACGGCGAGCGGGCAACCTATCGATTCATAACGGACTACTCGGCGAAAAACGGCGGCGCTGCACCTTCCTATGCGAACGTGGTGGCGCAATGCCCGTCGTTCAATTATACGCCAATGGTCAGCGATCAATACGAATATCTTGCGGGTAAAATCAAAGGGCAAGCAGCGAAAAATCACATAATCGACCTTGTAAATAGCGGCGAACTAGCGAAGAAACTCGAAGAAATTCCGAACGGAGTTGACGTGCTAAAGTGGTTGCAAGACGACCTATCATCGGCTATAATGAGAACAAGTGTTCGAAAATCAATTGGCCGAACGCTGACCGAAATTAAATCGGACGTCAAGGCGGAGTATGAAAAGCGCGCAGAAGGGAAATCCGCCAAGCGTTGGGACACGCCGTTTAAAGGACTTACGCAGGAAATTGGCGGATGGTTCAGCGGCGACATTTACGGAATCATGGGCGAATCAGGTCGCGGTAAATCATACCTTAGCGCAAAAATCATCGACTCATTATTGCGTCAAGGTGCGAAAGTTTTATGGAAATCTTACGAAGTAAAGGAATACGTTTCTATTGCGAGGTTAATATCTATCGCAACGGCAACCGACGAGTTATTGGTCGACGAATTAGGGCGTAAGGTAGGAATTCCGAACAAGAAAATCCTTAGCGGAAATTTAGACGATATTGTTCGCGATAAATTCATAGAAGTGATTGACACGCTGGATTCCTATTATCCGGGGCAGTTATTCTTTCAAGGGAAAAGCGGAAAGGAATTAACGAGAACACTCGACGATTTAGAACGCGAATTAATGCAAGGCGGAGTGGATGCGGTTGTTATCGACCCATTCTACGGACTGACTGATGTATATGGAAAGAACGCAAACAAAACGGCTGGCGGTGCGGCAGAATATGCGGCAACTAGATTCGAGCAGATAATCGGCGATCATGATGTCGTTGGCTTTTATACCGTGCAGGCGACCGTTGAGAAAAAACAAACCGATGATGCTGGCGAACGCGAGTTGAAAATGCCGACGCGTGACCAAGTGAAAACATCGAAACGATTGCTCGATATTGCGACGAATCTAATCGGATTTGACAGCGTAGAGAAGCAGCATATAGCGATGTTAGGTATCGAAAAGGGGCGTAATGGCGGAGAGGATTTTCGCTTGGAATTGACGGCATTATTCGATTATGGAGTGTTGCGAGAGTTGCCAACCGGTGAGGAAGCGGCGAAACAATTTGCATTTTAGGAGAAAGCGTTTATGGAAAAGAAGATTTGCAAAAGATGCGGGCGAGAATACCCGGACAGAAAGGTAGTTAGTTATTATTGCAGGGCATGTGAGGTAGTTGTACGTTATGAAAATAAATTGAAAAATAAGAAGTAGATAACTATTGTGAAGGAATGGTATGAATGAATTTTTCTGATGGTACTAAATGTGAATATTGCAAAAGTGAAGTTTTAACCCTGTTAGGTCTTGATTACAAACAATATGGAAAAGTGTTTTGTTGTAAAGAATGTGCAGATGATTATAAGAAAACTAATGAATAGCACGAAACTAAGATTCGACAAAATTCGCTATTACGAACATTTCTATTGCGTACATGTGTACTGTTATTGTAAGATATTATTACAAGTTTATTACAAAGGAGGCGTTACCATTGGCGGAGGTATATATACGCAATCAACCGGTTGACATTGACGTACGTACGGAACTCGAACAATTCGCATGGACTCGACCGAATTGGTCCAGCGACAAGTTAATCGCAGCCAGTCCTTTTCGCTATGATCGAACGCCTAGCTTTTTCGTGCGGCTCGAACAACACGGTGACTATCCGGCGGGCACCTTCCACGACAGCGGCGCCTATGACAACGAATGGTCCAGCGGCGGCCTTGTAAAATTACTCGCATTCCTGCGCAACGAAACGGCGGAAGAAACGGAAGACTATTTATTGGCGGAATATGCTCCGTTTGCAGCCGACGAAAATGCGCCGATCCAATTGCGCAAAATACACGTAAAGCCCCAGCGCATTAGGCAAGCGTTGGGTGCCGAGTTCCTGGCGCAATACGCCGAGGATTATTCGTATTTAGAGTCGCGCGGAATTGGAGCGAACTTCCAATCGGAAATAGGAATAAAGTTCGATGCGAAAAGTCATGCGGTCGTGATACCGTGGAGACAAGCGGACGGCCGACTTGCGAACGTAAAGTATCGCCAAACACGCGGCAAGGTGTTTTGGTATGCGAAAGGAGCGTGGCCAATCCGTGAGTTGCTATTCGGAATCGACCGAGTAGGCAAGACCGCATTAATTTGCGAGGCAGAGATTGATGCGTTAAGTTGGCGCGTTGCTGGCTACGATGCGCTGGCTACTGGCGGGGCAAGTTTTAACGAGTTTAAGCGCGATTTAATTTTAACGTCGCCAATCGAAGAATTACTCATCGCAACGGATAACGATAAGGCTGGCGAAAAGTTACGAGCGGAAATAGAGCAGGCGTTGAAAGGGCGAGTGCGAATCGGACATGTGCGAGTGGATCAGCGGGTGAAGGACGCGAATGAGGCGTTGATGAAGTTCGGAGTGGCTTCGTTGAGGGATGCGGTTGCTCGGGCGGAAGGTCGTAGTTCTTTGTACGTGAATTTGAGTACATTGCGCCTCGGGTAAGTAATGTTTTAATTCGCTTACCCTTCCGTGTCGCTTGATTCGTCGTCGACCCATTCGTAAAGTTCTTCGATGGAGCAATTGAATACATCGGCAAATGGTTTCGCGGTATCGACTTTCATTACGTAGCGCAAGTTTTCGTAATCCGATACGCGGGACTTATCCATGCCGACTAGTTCGCCGAGTTGTGTTTGCGTTAGTTTCATACGCTTACGATAGTCGCCGATCAAGCACCTTCCGACCCGTTTCGTGGCGCTTCACCTCATATTTATGTAATTGATTTAATCTTCTATAATAATTTCTACTATATCCTGTATTTTTACATTCAAAACCTTACATAGTTCATCAACTTTAGTAAGGGATATAGATTCACCGCGATTAATTTTAGCAATTGTAGTTGGATGTAAAGGTTTATTCCTTAAATCACTAATGACTAAATTTCTAAACTTTAAAGTTTTAAATAAGGGGTCATAACTAATCATCTTACACCTCCGTTAATTTTTTGGACAAAAATGTTCACATATATGAACATTTGTAGTATACTATAAATATAACAGATATTTGTAATTATTTCTACCTACCTAGGTTAATTTAAAACAAAGGAGATAAACAATATGCCACTTCGTCGACTCTTATTATCAGAAATGGAACGCGTTACATATGATATTAATTCAACCGAGTTAGCAGCAAATATTAATGTTCATCATAGTACATTTTCGAAGTTTTTTAACTATAAAAATGATTTATCTTTCTATAATGTATTAAAATCACTTAAATTTCTGAATCCAAATAACGAGCAAAAGTTAATGATCGAAGCGATAGAAATTTTTATCGTAGAGAGACAACAACAAAACACAAGGCTTTCGCTTGAGTATTTATCTATTAATGGTTTATTGGATGAGTTAGGCAAAGCTTTGAAGACTATGGATACATCGAATACAACCTGTAAAGAGTGGCATCAAGTGTATAGTATCGCCTATAAATTTCAAACTCAAGATTTATCAATTAAAGATATAGAAAAGCAATTAAATAGCATTAAAGTCAAATCGTATGACATGGTGATTTTTAAAAAGATACTAGTTGCATATTTGTATTATAAGAAAGGTCATTACAAAAGGGTTCTTGAGATGTCTGTGGAAATTACTTTAAATTTAGAAAGTAAGAAAATGAATGATTATTTAAAAGAGACATTTCAATTGAGGTTAAATGAGATTTTAGCAAATGTGTATCTTTTTGCAAAAGGAGAAGAGAAGAAAGCTAGATTTTATTTAAATTCTTTAATTCTTTCACCACTAACATGCGCGAGATTCAACTTTTTCGCTTATTATAATATGAGCCTTTCGTATTTCTTTGAAGATTACGAAATGGCGGTTAAATACTTAGATGAATATGTTGGTTATTTACAAGAGTATAATCTTGAGGATAAGTTAATGTATGTATTAGAAAATGACTATCCTTTTTTACGTACTTTTTGGGGAGTAAATACCGAAACTGAAATTAAAGATTCGTCTAAGATTGAACAAGCGCATTTTTATGCGAAGATTGGTGAAACGGATTTGGCCTTAGAGATATTAGAAGGTATAGAAGATAAAGGGGATCCATTCTTTGAGTGCTATAAAGGTCTAGCGTTAGGGTCGACAGATTATCTAGTTAAATCTATTGGGAAATTACTAAATTCGGGTAATAAATTATTCGCTAAACTTCCTTTAAGTTACTTAGATGATTCCCATAAACAAATCGTTTCTCCGTTATTAAGTAGTCTAAATATTATTTAAGGGAGAAGATAACTTGAAAAAGATAGCAGCATTACTATTAACACTTTCAATTATTATCGGATTAACAGCACCAGTAGTTTCTGCAGAAGAAACAGATCCTACATCTCAAGAAGAGAGCAGTCAAGTAGAGTCGGGAGTAATGTCACCTATGTACATTCCTGGCGGTGGTGGAGGTATCGGGGGAGGCTGATAACCGCTAATATAAATAATAAATCAACAGTCCAATTCCCCATTGGACTTTTTTTATGTTCACTTATGTGAACTATTTTCAGAAAATAAAATCAGTCACAAACTAAGGGAATTAAAGGAAATTGTTGTAATATAACGGTAAGAAGTAAATATTTAATTTTTTAAAAAAAAGCTGCGCGAAACTTCATTAATAACCTTATTATTATATGTAAATGAAAGGGGAGTATTAAATTGGATAAAAACGAAAAATTAAATAAGTTAGTTATTTCTTACCAAGAGACTCATTGCGATATTATCTTTGGCGAGATATATAGTATCGTTTCAGCGGAATGGAGAGGGCTTCGTTCGGTAGCAAAGTCGATACGATCAGACGAACACGAGACGTTAGCAATATACGAAGATACTCTACTAAGGTGTATCGAAGTGTATGATGGAAGAGGAAACTTTACGAATTTGTTAAAACGAAGTATTTGGCGAGCAAGACGCGATGTTTACCTAAAAAACGGAAATCGCTTGAAGAACGAAATACACCAACTAGAATCGGATGACGGAAAGTTATTCGAAATCAAAGACGAATCCTCAAACTTAGAAATTAGCGAAATTAAAGAAGCCGACCAGTTGGCGCTGATCGACTCCTTGCTGAAAGACGCGGACGAATTAACTATTGGCGTAGTTAAAACGTTCTTGAAACATCCGAAACCTACACCGACGGCAATCGGTAAAAGCTTAGGACTGCATCATTCAACGGTGATACGCAAACTCGAAAAGCTGGCGAGCAAATTCGATTCTAAACAATACGGTTCACACCGCGATTATTTAGTTGCGCTTTAAATTAGTGGACTACACGGCACTTAGGCACTGTGTCGTGTGGCGTACCACGGTTTTATTATACACGAAAGTCAAAGTTTTAGTAACCATTGACTATAGTGTAATCATAACAAGTTTCGACAAATTCCGCAAGAGAGAACGGAGGTTCGCATTACTATGAAACGTAAATCTAATTCGGCATATCAGCCGTCTACTAATAAATATGCCCGATTATTCGGCGATAAAACCTATTTAGCGAAAAAATTTCAACGAATTGCACAAGATCCGGTACGTCTATACGAAGGTACGGGCGAGCACGACTATCCGGTTGTAAAGGCGGTGCGCCTCGGATGAACTTTTTTGCATTATTATTCGCAATATACTTCATCGCAATAATCGCAACGGTATGGAAGGCGGCTGGCAGCGATGAAAACTAACGTAATCGATTTAGCGAAGTTAAAAGCGCAACGCAGACGCAAAGAAATCGAAGCACAATACGTTGCGTTTTACGGAAACAGTTATGCGAAGGTTGGTGCCAAATGAATATTCGAATATTAGCTGAGGCGTTTCAAATCGCAGTAACTATCGGAGTGTTAATCGGATTTATATTAGATATCCTTTTCGAAGCAAAATTAAATATCATTACACTTGCGTTTATTATTATCTCTATATACGTAATGGTAACCGATAACGAAATGTTCGCCGACATAGTGGAGCGTTTAAAAACTGGCGGAAAGTAAAACTGCGCCGGTCGGAGAGTACGAAGACAGTCGTTTGGTAAAGTGGTCGCCAAGCTGCCGCAATTAATTGCCGGTTTGGTTTCGGCTGTAGAGATTCGTGCTTTGCGACGGGCGTAGGACGCTATGCTCGGTCGGTGCAGGAACGTTAGCTCAGTGGTAGAGCAAGCTTATCCGGAAAAGGTCGGCGGTTCGATTCCGCCACGTTCATTACTGCGCCGTAAATTAATTATCGTATATGTTCCGGAGATTGGTCTAGGCAACTGTCTGCGGTGGATATACGAGGTCGACTCCGCGTCGGCTAAACCGTCAAATTACCGGCGCAATTTTCCCCGCGACCGAGAACAGCAGGGCTGATTGCGAAGGTTACTACGTAGAATTTGGCGGTTCAGCGGGCGCGGGAACAATCCAGCGTTCGACTTACGTCGAAAGACGAACAAAACGAAAGGGAGCGATTTAATGAGTCAATTCAAATTCGGAATGGACGCAATCGAAGAAACAAACGCAAGCGGAGGCGGTTCAACTGGCGGTGGTGAATTCGCAAAACTACCGAGCGGTACATCGCTGAAAGTAAAACTAACCGGTTTGCAAAACGTAATGCGCTACTACGGATATGGCGTGTTTAAGAAAGTGAATACGTTTATCGCAAAGAATCCGTCAGACCGCAACGAAAAAGGCTTCGTCGAAGCGAATCATACGCCGTGGGACTTAGCGTCAAAGTATTACTACGATAAGGCTTACGAAATGGTTAAAGACGTAACGGACGAAGCGGAAGTAAAAGCGATCAAGGAAAGCGCGGAATACAAAGCGTTAAGCAGCGAAGGATTTAAGTACAGCGGGAAGCGCCGGTATGCCGTTGGCTTCATCGATTTAGAAGTCGGCAAGGAAATCGTGCTGGACTTTACGAAGAAGCAATTCGAAGAAATCATCAAGGCTGCGCTAGTGAAATTCGATGGCAAGCGCGATAAAGTTGCGTTTGAAATCGAAAAGACAGGCGCAAGGCAGGATACGAAAATTACGATTACGCCGGTGCTTGATATGGACGACGACTTGACGGACAAAGAACGCGCAAACTTCGAAAAGTTCGTCGGCAAAGAATTTAACGTTAAGTTATTCGAAGGCTTACTGTTCGAAGCGGACGAAAAGACACAAACGGAAAACTTAGTCGCGGCGGGCTTTGACATTTCGCTGATCGGCTTAACGGTTGGTGCAGGCGCGCAGGCAAGCGAAGTAAATCCAACGGACGTATTTTAAACGGAGGTGATTGCGAGTGTACCGAATCTTAAATATATTAATCGCAATAATGTGGACAATTAACGTTGTTATACTCGTCGTATCAGACAAACCAATCACGCTGGTAGATGCGTTAATACCTATGATTTTAATTATTGCGTATAGCATAGCAGAAGCATTGGAGGCGGAATAATGGCGCATGAAACTATTACGAAAGGTCGCCATTCGGAACTCCTTGCGCAAACGGCGTTACTAGCGAACGGATGGGAGGTATGTGAACCGGTGGCGCCCGAACCGTTCGACCTCGTAGCCCGAGCGCCTGGATCGGCGGAATGGACCACGATTCAAATTAAGAGCGCAAGAGTTCGTGACGACCGAAACGGCGAAATCGTATGTAACGCACGCAAGAATAACGGCAAGCCTTACGACGCCAATGATTGCGACATGTTCATTGCGGTGCTGAATGGCGACGTGTACCTGTTTGACAATCGCGGCATTTCGGAGTATTGGGTGGCTGCGAAAGACTTAGCTACAAAATGGACGCATTTAAAAACGGGAATCGAAAATTTAAAAATAGCGGAGGTGTGAAACGGCATGATTCTCGAATCACATCTAAATCCGCCAGAACCAATTATCGCAGGAAAATGCGCATGTTGCCACGGTGACCTGTACGCAAGCATCGAATACGTAAAATGCGTTAATACCGGACGTTACTATTGCGACGATCATTGCTACGTTGAGCAGCAACGTGACGAAGGCGAGTTAATTCCGGAGGTGATTGGCGATTGAGATTACGGCTAAACGTGGCGCAACCTAGCGAAGTGGAGGCGCAGCAAGCGAACGAAAGAATCCAAGCGGCGGCACAACGAAAGAAAGCCGCGACGGAGACAGTCGACGAGGCTTGGGCGCGAATCCTTGCGATGAAAAATAGCGACACGGACCAAGCGAAACTAATCGAAGTACAGGCGGCAATGACGGCGGGACTGATAGGCAGAGAACCCGCGTCGGCTGCCAAACGTTTCAGCAAAGCGGAAGCCTTGCGATTGCACAAAACGTTGGCGGAAGCGAAGCGCGAATCAACCTTGCGCAAGATGGTGGACGAAACGCCGAGCAATTACGAATTAATAACGACGGAACGGCAATTCCGCGAATTACTAACCGAATTGACAGCCGAGCAAATAATTGCAGTCGATACGGAAACAACAGGCGTCGACGTTTACACGGACGTAATAGTCGGCATATCCTTTTCGCTGCCACGCGCTGGCAAGCACGTTTATATTCCGGTTGCACACGATAATTGCGATCAGTTAAGTCGCGACTATGTGCTCGAAGGATTGCACGACGTGTTATACGACGAGTCCATCGGCAAGGTTTTACACAACGCAATATTTGATATCGCAATGTTTCGTCGACATGGCTCCGACTTAATTGGCGTTAAGTGGGATACGATGACGGCGATGCACTTGCTAAACGAAAATGAAGAGTCGTTTAAACTGAAAGATTTAGCGCCGAAATACCTCGGAGTGGCATCCGATACTTTCGATACGCTTTTCGGTAAGAACGCACAGTTTCGCGAAGTTCCGTTGGATATTGCGCTAGTGTATGCGGCAAAGGATACGGAATTAACGTGGAAGTTATACGAGTTTCAGCGAGCACACATGGCGAAGATGCCGACGATTTTACACTACTACGAAACGGTGGAAGTGCCGTTGCTTTACGTAATTGTTGCGTTAGAAGCAAACGGCTATGTGCTCGACTTAGATTTCGCTAAGCAATACGGTGAGGAATTAAATAATCGTGCCGAAGAGTTAAAAGTGAGTTTGGTCGAACAATTAACGCCATACCACGACGGCGACGAACCGATTAACTTAAATTCTACGCAACAAATGCGACCAGCACTATCGAAAGCAATCGGCAAGGAGCTGCCGAATATGGACGCAAAGAAAACGCTGAAACCGTTAAAAGGTGAGCACCAAATCGTGGCGGACTTGCTCGAATTTAAGAAAATCGTCAAGTTGAGCGGCACATATATCGACTCGTTACCGTTAAAGCAAAATCCGACCACAAAGCGCTGGCACTCGCGGTTTAATCCGATGGGAACGGTGACCGGACGATTCAGTTCCGGCAAAGAGGAAGCGAATGACGGTCAATTTAACGTGCAGAATCAACCGCCGGAAGCACGGCCGATGTTCGTTGCGTCGCCTGGAAAAGTGCTCGTGGGCGCCGACTTTAAAGCGCAGGAAATTCGTTGCGTAGGGTACTTGTCGGGCGAGCCGGTTTTAATTAACGCATTCCTGGAAGAACGCGATCCATACGCAATGATGGCATCGAACTTCTATAAGCGACCTTATGACGAAGTATACAAGAACGCTGACGGAAGCGATACGAAAGAGCGTAAGCAAATGAAAGTCGTATGGCTAGCGACACTATACGGCATGAGTAAATATTCGCTGGCAGAAATGCTTGGCGTAGATGTGAAGGCAGCCGTGCAGTTTCAAACGGACCTTTTCGAAAGTATGCCGAAGCTAAACGCATGGATTGAAGCAAATAAGAAATTCGTCGAGCGTAACGGCTATGTATGGGCGGACAAAGAAGCGCGTAAACGCCGACTACCCGACGCAAAGTTGAAACTGAAAGGTTGGGGCGATCCTACCTTCGCCAAGAAAAACCGAGCGATGCGACAAGCGACGAATGCTCGCGTACAAGGGTCATCGTCAATTCAAACGAAAGTAACGATGATTAAGGCGCATGAATATTGCGCAAATAAGCCGGGTTGGTCGTTATGGTGTAGCGTGCATGACGAATTGATATTCGAAGTGCCGGAAGATTTTACGCAAGAAGAAGCGCAAGACATTCGCGACATTATGCTGAATTCCTACGTATGGGGCGACGTTGTGCCTAACGGAACCGATATCGAGGTAATGCGCAGATGGGGCGAAGGCGTACCAATTGACGAATGGTTTAAATCGAAGGAGGCGAACGTATGAAAGTAATCGGATTTATGACCGTCATGCTTATTGTATATTTTATTGTGCCGATGGGCTTTCCGTACGAGCCGACGATCGTGCAATCGGCAGTCATTACGTTACTGCTTTTCGTAGCGCGGTTCGTGCTGACGGAAGGTATTACGGTGAAAGCGGAGGAACAGCCGTTTCATACATGGCGAATAGTAGAAGACGAAGGGGAGGACGATTAGATGATTATTCCATACGTAAAGTTTATGAAGCATGCGGAAAAAGTAACGAAAGCAGCACCGGCAAGTCGACCGGTATTAAAAGGCGTTCACCACGCGGAAGATGGATCGCTTGCTGTCACGGATTCGCACCGTTTGTATATAGCGAAAAATGCACACGCAAATACTGCTGGCGATATTATCGACCCGAAAACTGGGGGAACAATCGAAGGTAACTACCCGGATGTGTCGCGATTATTACCCTATATTTCTGATGCGAAATACACCGTTAAGTTATCCGTTAAAGAAACAAGCGACGCATTTGCAGCGTTATTGAAAATCAATCAAATCCACGATAGGAAAAACGTGTATGTAGAGGCGGAAGTAACCGACGAGGCGAGCGTATTATTTTCCGCAAACAATCCTATCGCCCAAGCGCACTATAAGCCGATTTCCACCGTTGAAGGCGAAGGAGAGCCGATAGTATTTAACACGCAATATTTTATTGATGCTATTTCGTTGTTTAAGGACGCTGGTGCAGAGGAAGTTACATTCCGATATTATGGCGCATTCCGTCCGTTCACATTAACCGCAGGACCAAACGATGAGTTATTAGCGTTACTATTACCGATTAGAAAAGGACGTGATTAATTGACGGTTAACATTGAACGTATCGCGAAAGAATTTACGGATTATTTAAACGCATGGCATTCGCTTCCCGAAGTTTACGACAATGCACTCGACGCACAGATTCATCGATGGTATGCCGAAGTGGAAAACGTTTGGCCGAAGCGTCCTTATTTCTCGCCATCTGCTGCGAATTCCGACAAGCGCGAATTGTATATGAAAACGTTAGGCGCTAAAAAAGACGCATTCCCACGACGTCCATACCAGTCGAGATGGCAACGTATTGGAACGGCTATCGGCGACATTATCCAACGCGACTTGCTATTCGCCGAGAAACACTTCGAGCGCCTAACCGGAAAACCTGCATCATTTACGTTTGAGCGCGACGCAAAAGGACGCCCGATGTTCGAGGACTTTGCGAAAACAAATGCGGAAGTGAATCACCGAGGGCATAAGTTTTATCTTTACGGAACCCCGGACGGTATCATGCGTTATGTTGATCCGGAAACAGGCGAAGTATTGCGGATTGGGCTCGAAATAAAGAGTAAGCAAACTAGCGCAGCCAAGACGTCGGAGTTTTCGCTTAAAGAGCCGGACATTAAACACGTTAAGCAAACGGTCGGATATTCGAAAATGTACAACGTGGACCATTATATCATTCTCTATGTTAACGCATCGAAGAAGTCCTGGTTTATCAGCGATGAAGATTTCGCAAAAACGCCGGACATTCGAGCGTTTGGACTTTCGTTTACGGAAGATGATCGCGTGGAGTTGTACGATTATCTAGTTGATATACTTGAATGTGCTAAAACGAAACAACCACCGGCGCTAGACTTAACGAAATGGACATTCAATAATTTCAAGACTGCGTGTGCTAAAGACCTTTCCGAAGAAGAAATGGTGGAATTGAAGGAATATACGAAACGAGTATTACGATCAAATATGCGTCAGAGCGATAAAGAAGAAATCTATGACGCTTACGAATTTATAAAAGAGACGCGAGCGAAAGGGGAGGCGGTTTGATGACGCTGAAAGAAAAGATATTAATTATTAGCGCAATAGATGACTTTCTTATACATGAAGCTAATTACGAAGAGTGCTTTTCGGATGAAGAGCGAGAGGAAATCTTAATTCAATATCGCGATATATTTGATACTACATCGCCGAAGGATATCCGAGAAGGGATGGTACAATTAGCGCATAAATTATTCGCAGAAACTCGGGGCGAAACGTTGTGAGAGTCCTAGCGTTTGACACTAGCATGTCATCGCCCGGAGTTGCCTTACTCGAAGTGAAAAACGGCAAAGCGAAAGTCCTAGCAGTCAGCCACGTTAAAACAACGGCGAGCCAACCGCACGGTCTTCGTGCTGAAATAGTCGAGGCGTGGGCGGTCAGTTTTATCCATAAACACGGCGCTAAATTCGACGTAATCGTGCGCGAAGATTTCGTTGGGCGAACGAGCAAACAAGCGCATCCAGTTTACTCCGCATGGGGAGCGATCGACCAGGCGCTGAACAAATTCGGCTTGAACTTTACAACACCAGCTATTTCGCAGTCCGCCGTTAAGAAAGCGGTGGTCGGCGTAGGCAAGGCGGAAAAAGACGAAGTAGCTGCAGCGGTGCGGGAGTGGACCGGTTATACTGGCGAATTTGCTTGCGATGATGAAAGCGATGCTGTTGCGATAGGATTGGCGTATTTAATTAATTCGAAAATAATAACGAAGGAGTGAGCGGAATGGGCTATTATACACGATTCGAATTAGAAACAGACGTTCCGGAAGTAATGGAAGAATTACTCAAAAAGGAAATTAACTCGTATAGTGAAACGTTTGATTGTCTTTTCGACGCGGATGGAAACTCTTGGGATGGCTATAAGTGGTACGATCATGAAACGGATATGAAAGAAGTTTCGAAGGAATTTCCGGGAGTATTGTTCACGCTGAGAGGTGAAGGCGAAGAGTCCGGCGATTTATGGGTTAAATATTTCAAGGACGGAAAAATGCAGAGTTGTCCAGCTAAGATAGTATTCGATAGTTACGACGAAAGTAAATTGCGATAGGAGTGATTCGTATGTTCCTGTGGGAAAATATTTTGTCGGTGGTTATATACATGGCGGCAATTTTCACCGCGTTCTATCTCGGTAAATATGTTGCGAAAAAGGAAATCGAGGAGAAAGGCGAATGAACCTAAACAAACAGTTACTCGAAGCTAACCTACGCGAACTAGCAGACATAAACTACCGCATTAAACGCGTCGACGAAAAAAGGGCGGACTTAATCGCTCGCCGAGCCACCGTCGAAAGGGCAATCGCAGAATTGAGGCAGTCGCAATGAAAATATACTACTATTCTATCGCCGGCAACATTCGTCGGTTTCTCGCAAACTGCCAACTTGACGCGGAACTACTCACCGCAAGCACTATCGCAGCCGAGCCGTTCGTCCTCGTTACGAATACGCTCGGATTCGGCGAAGTGCCTGCGCCAGTATCCGCCTTCCTACGCAATAACCACCGCCATTTAATTGCGGTTGCGAGCAGCGGAAATCGTAACTGGGGCGCCAACTTTGCGAGGGCATCCGATTTAATCAGCGAACAATATAACGTGCCAATCATACTTAAATTCGAATTGTCGGGCACGGAAGAGGATACGAAATATTTTACGGAAAGGGTGCGATGTATTGACGAGACATATCGAGTTAAATAACGAAATAACACAGCGTAAGGATAACGGATTTTACCGGCTGGAAAAGGATCGCGAGGCAGTGGCGGAATTCATGCGCGAAGTAGAAGAACGCACGGTGAAGTTTGCGGACCCAATCGAGCGACTACGGTATTTAGTAGATAACGATTTTTACTACGATGTATTTAAACAGTACGAAGAGTCGTTTCTAATAAAGGCGCATTGGTTAGCGTATCAGTACAATTTCGAATTTCAATCGTACATGGCAGTTTCGAAGTTTTATAAAGACTACGCACTTAAAACGGACGATAAAAAGCAATACCTCGAATCGTATGCAGAACACGTAGTTATTGTAGCGTTATACTTAGCGCAAGGCAACGTCGATAAAGCAATTTTGTATATTCGCGCAATGATGGAACAGCGATACCAGCCGGCAACGCCAACGTTCTTAAACGCAGGGCGCAGTCGACGAGGCGAAATGGTTTCGTGCTTCCTGCTCGAAATGGACGATTCGCTTAATTCGATATTCCATAATATCAATACTGCTGGCCAGCTTTCGAAAATAGGCGGAGGCGTGGCATTAAACCTTTCGAAATTACGCGCACGTAACGAGCAAATAAAAGGCATCGACAATGCGGCGTCGGGCGTCGTGCCGGTCATGAAACTGCTCGAAGATACGTTTTCCTATGCGAATCAATTAGGGCAGCGAAAAGGGGCAGGCGCAGTTTACCTTAACGTTTTCCACTGGGACGTTAGCGAATTCCTCGATACGAAGAAAATTAACGCGGACGAGAAATCGCGCATTCAAACGCTATCGATCGGGTTAATTGTCGAGCATAAATTATTCGAATTAGCACGCGCCGACAAAGACTTATACGTATTCGCTCCATATAGCGTATACAAAGAATACGGCGTACACATGGACGATATGCGAATGGACGATATGTACGAAGAGTTAGTCGCCAATCCGAACGTAAAGAAACGCGTATTAATGACTGCGCGCGAACTACTCGTAAAGATTGCGCAAATACAGCTCGAATCGGGCTATCCGTATTTTATGAATAAATCGAATGCGAACGAAGCGCATGCGTTGAAAGACATCGGTCAGATTAAAATGAGTAACCTTTGCACCGAAATATACCAGCTACAGGAAACGTCGGAAATAAACGATTACGGCGTCGATGACGTTATTCGTCGCGATATCAACTGCAATCTCGGCTCGCTGAATATTCCAAACGTAATGAAGCCCGGCAACACTTTCCGCGATTCCGTTCACGTAGGCATCGAAGCGCTGACGACCGTTTCGGACATTTCACGAGTACAGAACGCGCCGTCGGTCAAGAAGGCGAACGAGGAGTTGCATGCGGTTGGTCTTGGCGCAATGAACCTGCACGGCTACCTTGCGAAAAATAAAATCGCCTATGAGTCCGCCGAAGCACGCGACTTTGTGCGAACGTTCTTCATGATGATGAATTATTACTCGCTGGAAAAATCGATGCTAATTGCGAAAGAGCGAGGCGAAACGTTCAAAGACTTCGATAAGTCCGAATATGCGAAAGGCACTTACTTCGAAAAGTATACGCAAAATGACTACGCGCCGAAAACGGAAAAGGCGCAAGCATTATTCGAGGGAATTTACGTACCAACACGCGAAGATTGGGCGCAATTAGCAACGCAAGTAAAAGAGCACGGCTTATATAACGCATATAGACTTGCGATCGCACCGACACAATCAATCGGCTATATTCAAAACGCCACAGCTTCGATTGCGCCTATCGTTAATCAAATCGAATCACGCACATACGCAAATAGCACAACGTATTATCCAATGCCGTTTATGGACGAAACGAATATGTGGTTTTATAAATCGGCGTTCGACATGAATCAATTCCGCGTGATGGATTTATTCGCAGCAGCGCAGGAGCATATCGACCAAGGTATCTCGACGATTCTATTCGTTAATGCGGATGCGTCGACGAAAGATATTGCACGATATTACATTTACGCCGACAAAATCGGATTGAAAGGTCTTTACTACACGCGAACGAGAAACCTTGCGATTGAGGATTGTACGTCATGCGCGGTTTAAACGAAAAGGAGGGAACGGATTGACTAAATTAGCCGTTAATTGGAATTTACACGAAGACGACTTTACGCAAATGTTTTATACGCAGAACACACGCCAGTTTTGGCTGCCGGAAGAAATCAGCATTAGCGCCGACAAAAATACGTGGGCGGAATTAACGCCAGCGGAAAAAGAAACGTATAAAAAAGTGCTCGGCGGCCTAACGCTGCTCGACACGGAACAAGGCGGCGAGGGCATGCCGTTAATCGCAATGCACGTCGAAGGGCTACAACGCAAAGGAGTGTTAGCGTTCATGGGGGCGATGGAGCAAATACATGCGAAGTCCTACTCGACGATATTCACAACGCTTGCAACCGACGCAGAAATCGACGAGGTGTTCGAGTGGGTGCATAATCACCCGCAATTGCAACGCAAAGGAAAAATCGTCAGCGATTACTACATGCGCCTGTTCAAGCCAACGATTAGCAAGTCCGATTTATATATGGCGATGGTCGCTTCCGTTTATCTTGAATCGTTCCTTTTCTACTCCGGATTCTTTTATCCGTTGTATCTTGCCGGTCAAGGAAAGCTAACGGCGTCGGGCGAGGTGATTAACTTAATCTTACGCGATGAATCGATACACGGCGTATATGTCGGCTTACTTGCGCAGGAACTATTCGCACAGTTGCCGCCGGACGTACAAGACGCAGTGGAACAAGAACGCGCCGAATTGCTAACGAAATTATACAACAACGAATTGGAATATACGCATGACCTTTACGCGGACATCGGCTTAGTCGACGAAGTTAATCGCTTCATTCGCTACAACGCAAATAAAGCGTGCATGTGTCTCGGAGTTGCGCCTGCGTTTGAGAGCGAGCCAATTAATCCGATAGTGGAAAACGGCTTGAAAACCGACACGAAGAATCACGATTTCTTTAGCGTAAAAGGAAACGGCTATGTCAAAGCGACAAAGGTCGAGCACTTATCGGATGACGATTTCGATTTTGCTGACGCATAAATGTGCGAAGGACCGCCGTAAATTGTATCACCTAGTATAAGCGAATCGTTGCGCGACATTAAAGTGGCGCGGGTATTATTAATCAAACAGGTTATAAACTGCGCGACAACGACCGACCGCACTTATTATAAATAAACGGATAAAGGGAGCGATCTTATCATGCCATTGCCGAAAGATAATATGCTATTTGGATTCGCGAATAAATTAACGGACGAACAACGCATTTACGTCGACTCAATTTTCGATAATCAACTTACGATAGTTAATGCGAAAAGTGGTACCGGCAAGACAACGTTAGCAGTTGCATGCGCTAAGTTAATCGGCAAGCCTTTAGTATACGTATTCGCGCCGGTGCAAGAAAAGGCGATGGGCTACCGACCTGGCAAGCAAGCGGAAAAGGAAAACGAATATTACCAGCCGTTAGTCGATGCGTTGCTGAAAATCAACGAGAACCCTTCGAAAGTAATGTATAGCGAAGATAACCCGGACGCGCTCAAAGCAGGGCACGTTTGGGTTTATCCGAAATCGCATATATTCGCTCGCGGCACGAACATGGAAGAATATACGGTAATTATAGACGAATGCCAAAACTTTACACGCGGCGAATTAAAGAAATTACTAACGCGCATACACGATAGTTGCAACGTTATTATGATCGGTCATGATGGCCAATGCGATTTGCCCGATCCGAAGAAAAGCGGATTTGTACCGTATATTAATCACTTCGCCGACGAACCGTATTGCAAAACGGTCGAACTTACGAAGAACTTCCGCGGCAAATTAGCGCAGAAAGCAGACGATTTAACATGGTAAGGGCGCAGGACCAACGCATCGAGCACGCCGCGTCCCTAATCGTCTATCACGTTCAAACGAACGAATCGATCCACCTTTCGGATAAATCGCGCCATGACATCTACAGTAAAGTTCGCGAGGTTGCCGATTATTGGAAACGCGATGCCGACCATATTCGCGCCGAAAATCATGCGCTACGTTGGAACGAATTGCGCTTATGGGTTAAACGCAACAAACCGGAAGGCGCCACGGAAATACTCGCCATCATGGAACGCCTGGACCGAAAGGAGTCGGTACGATGAAACACAATAAAAGGAGGCAAACGAATGAATAAACAATACGAAATGGTACGCGAATTTCAATCGAAAATGGGGCAACCGGTAGCGGATAAGCCGACCGTTATGAACCGTTCAAGACAAAAGGATAGATACGCGTATATGGCGGAAGAATTGACAGAGTTTATGGAATCGAGCGAAGTTGTCGATCAAGCGGACGCAATGATAGATTTAATTTATCTCGCAATAGGTACGATGGTTGAGCTCGGTGTAAAGCCCGAAAAGCTATTCGAAATTGTTCACGAAGCTAATATGTCGAAGATATGGCCGGATGGAAAACCGCATACGGATCCCGAAACGGGAAAAATCATAAAGCCGCCAACGTTCGTTCGACCTGAACCGTTACTGCAAGCGGAAATTGAACGACAGGCAAAAGGGTTGCGGAAGGAATCTCGCAAACTATCCGACTATCATACGGAAACGACGATTTATATTGAAGAGCAGGAGGCGGAATAAATGACCGCAAGGGAATTAGCGTATTTATATGCGACTCTTAAATCCGAATGGAAAGCGTTAGAGGAAGTTCGAAAGTTTAGTACCGAAGAAGATATCGCTAATTTACTCGATAGGGAAATCGCAAAGAGACGAACGCAACTTAACAAAATCAGTAAGAAACTTGGCGAAATACTAATATTGGAGGGCGAATAAATGAACGTTAAATTATTGGCACATACGCAATTAAGCGAGAGTTTTTGTGATTACCTTCTATCCGATGAGACACGAACAACAATCTTACCTTCCGATGGTCAAGCGATTGCCCTTACCGCAATACGTACGTGTTACTCGCCGGGACTTCCTAGCGAAATAGTTGCGAAGGAAGGAGCGAAATACTTTGGCGCAAAGGCAACCGACGGTAAAGCTGGCACGGAAGCCGACCGACTATTCCGCATGATTGTTAGCAGCGGGCACACGTCAACATTGGAGCACTTATCGTTCACATTCGCAATAGAAGGCGTGAGCCGTGCGTTGCTCGCGCAGTTAACACGCCATCGTGTCGGCTTCTCCTTTAGCGTTCAGTCACAGCGTTATGTTCGATTCGGGTCGGGCGATCGGAGTGGTGGAATGAGTTACGTAATTCCGGATACTGTTAAAAAGAACGAAAAGGAAACGCCATTTTATAACGTTGCTGAATCGAGAGTAACTGACCATAGTGCCGAAGAAATATTCGAAACTGCGATGATATCTGCGCAAGAATATTATGATGCTTTAAGGAGTTCCGGCGTTCCAGCGGAAGATGCACGCGCAGTCCTACCTAACGCAGCAGCTACGAATCTAGTAATGACGGCTAACCTTCGCGGACTGCTCGAATTCTATTCGAAACGTAAGCCGGGCAACGGTGCGCAGAAAGAAATAGCGGACTTAGCAACGGAATTAAAGAACGCGGTAACAGCCGTTGAACCGTGGACGGCACAATTCTTCGAAAGCGAGGCGAAGTAATATGACACAAAACGTGTATGTAATCGAATCGATTGAGCGAAAAGCCGGTGAGATAGACGCCGATTTAATGCGAATAGGTAGACGTGTAATCCCGGCACTGATTCAACACAATGCAAGTGCTGTTTTGGTGCATGAAAACGATCATACCAAATCGATAGTAACTTCTCGCGTGGAAGATATTGAATACCTAGAAAAAGATAGTGTCATTATTTTTATGACAAAACACACTACCTATAAACTACGAAAGGTGGCAGTTTAATATGAAGGTACACACAATTGACGGAAAGCAATACGTTGAGGTTGAGCGAGAAGCGAAAGTCGGTGAAAATGTCATCATTACTAATCTAGAAAATGCAGGAGAAGCTTCATTTACCATAGGTAATATATATAAAGTAATTAATAATGATTACGATAGTTTTCTTGATGTAATAGATGATGATGGAGATTTGGCGGGGATTTTACACGACGAATATCGCGTACTAGAACCGATCGAGCCCGAAGAAGAAGAATTCGTAACAGCAAGCGCAGACAATCCCGACCAAATAATCGAATTACTCGGAAACCTTGCGCGCCGAGTGACCAAATTGGAACAACGCGTCAGCCAATATAACGCACTATTTCGCGACGTAGCAAATCGTTCGGGCGAAAAGTTCACAGCGAAACAAGTTGCCGAAATCATCAAAGCGTTAGGAGTTGGCGCCAATGATTAAAATTGCCATCTGCGGTCAGCTACGCGCCGGCAAGGACGAAGTAGCCAATCGCATTTACCATACGCATGACTATTTCGAAAAGCTGGCGTTCGGCGACGCGCTCAAACGACTCTACCACGAATTGCTGCCGTGGGTGCCGACCGACCCGAAACCGCGCGCCGGCTATCAGCAATTCGGTCAGCTTGCCCGCGAACAATTCGGCGAAGATATATGGATACGCCATGCCGAGCGGATGTTAGGGTTTTACGAACGCGTGAAACGACCCGACGGCGTGCTGATTACGGACTTGCGCCAGCCGAACGAATATGAATGGGCGCGAGCAAACGGCTGGATTATCGTAAGGGTAACAGCGCCGGCTGAACTACGCTTGGCACGGGCGAAAGCTGCTGGCGACCAATTTGACGCAAAGGACTTGGCGCATGATACCGAGCAGCACGTCGCAGGGTTTGCGGTTGATTACGAAATAGTTAACGATGGGACTATCTACGAATTACACGCGAAAGTTGACGCGATGATGAGCGAATTGAGAGGGGCGGATTGAATGACGTTTAATTATGTATCTTTATTTTCCGGCATAGGCGGGTTTGAGCAAGCGTTAAATAAACTCGGTGGCACTTGCGTAATGGCTTCCGAAATAGATAAATATGCGAATCAATCGTACGAAATATTATACGGACACCCAACAGTCGGTGACGTTACGAAGATCGCTCCGGAAGATGTGCCGGATCACGATTTATTAGTCGGCGGGTTTCCTTGCCAAGCATTCAGCGTTGCGGGTAAGCGATTAGGATTCGATGACACTCGCGGAACGTTATTCTTCGAAATCGCACGTATTGCGAAAGTGAAGCGACCAAAAGCGCTACTGCTCGAAAACGTGAAAGGTCTTATATCGCACGATAAAGGCAAAACGCTAGATACGATTATTCAAACGTTGGCTGATATCGGCTACACCGTTGATTTTAACGTGCTGAATTCGAAATACTTCGGTGTCCCACAGAATCGCGAGCGTATCTTTATCATCGCAGTAAGGGACGATTTAATCGAACACCAACCGTGGCAAATCGAAGGGTCGAACGTTGTAGCGAAAGGAAAGAAAAGAATAAGCGAAATAGAAGGCGTTAAGACGTTTAATTTCGATTGGCCAGCGCAGGAAGAAGTAACGACTAGATTGCGAGATATACTCGAGGATAACGTCGATGAAAAGTATTATTTGAGCGAAGAGAAGACAGCGAAACTAGTGGCTAAATTGCGCGGTAGAGAAATCGAAGTCCTAGAAAAAAGAGAGGATAAGGATATTAATGCGATTTGTTCACCTGAAATAGTTACTAAAAATCAGAATGGAACTCGTATAAAATCCAATGATGAGCCTATGAGCGCTCTGACTGTCAAGGATAGACACGGCATTATAGAGGGCTTACCTATCAGGGAAGCAACAAAGCGCGGAATTAATCAAGGCGTGGTCGAACCGCAAATGCTCGGTGCGGAAGAGGTTAGCGTAAAATCTATCGGAAACACCAATCCGTCTGGCAGCGGAATGAACGGGCAAGTTTACGATATAGACGCGGGATTAGCGCCGACCCTTACAACAAACAAGGGCGAAGGCAACCGAATAACGAGCGCACCACACTACCGCATCCGCAAGCTAACTCCGCGCGAATGTTTCCGCCTGCAAGGCTTTCCGGATAGCGAGTTCGATAAGCTAGTCGAAGGTGGCATTTCGAATAGCCAATTGTATAAACAGGCGGGCAATGCCGTCACGGTCAACGTAATAAGCGCAATAGGCAAGCGACTTATCACGTACCTAAATTAACGGATCACCCTAACGGTTTAGTTCAAACGCGTGCCAAAATACGGTACCTTCGTCGACTTTCCCTACGTATTTAAACGTCGCTGGCAAGTCCGCCTTGGTCAGCGCTAATTTATCGCAAACGTCCTTACCGGCTTTCGTGCCGAGGTAATTGCGTTTGTCAGGGCGCACAGTCGAGGCGTTCGGCACCTTCGCAAGTTCTTGTTTCGCAACGCCGATTCGCTTATTTTCAACGTCGACACTTACGACAACAGGCGTAAATTGAGTTAACGCTAATTCTTTAACGGCTTTGGCAGAAAATCGCAAGCGCATGGCCACATCGATCGTCATTGCGACTTCGCCACGACCGCCGAAATTTAACGGAGTAAACGGCATAATAACACGTCCAATCATTGATTTATACGAACATTATACGCAATTAGAACGAAAATGACAACGCGAAAGGGGACTGATTGCTATCGGAACAGTCAAAACGGATTTACACGCAAAGGAGCGCGCATTGGAAGCGAAATACCCAGCGCTCGACAATGCCGACGGAGTTCGCATATTACTCGGCGACTACCACGCGCTAGTCAGCAGGCGTTATGCAGGCGATTACGATGCTTGCGTTATCCTTGCCGACTTAGAAACGGCAATCGAGCGTGCGGACTTAACGACAAGGCAACGGCAAGCACTGACGTTAGTGTTTCGCCAGGACTTGTCGCAAGTGGATACGGCGCAGCAGCTCGGCGTAAGTAAGCAAACGGTGAATCGGTTGGTAAACGTGGCGCTGACGAAGATTGCTCGCGTGTATGAGGCGTGGAGCAGGCGCGGTGAGGGTTACAGTTTGAGCGATGAAAATACGACAGTGGAGGCGGAAGTATGAACAACGAGCAACTAAACGCGCAAATAGACGAATTATGGGCGCAGACAAAAGCGGGCAACTTACCGCGTGGTGCACGATTTGAAGCAATCGAAAGGCTTACGGAGGAATATATTGCGGCGAATGGGAAAAGACCGCCAGTAAACGCATTGGACCGATTGGCGACGTTGTGTCTGTACGAGGAAGTGACGGACCCGAACGAGCATAAAATGACGCACGAAGACGAGCCGGTTCTTAGTGATCGCCAGTATGACCGCAGGAAAAAGCGCGAATGGTGGCGCGAGGAAATCGAAATAGGACCGGCACACATAACCGGCAAGCGAGCGACGACGTTTATAGACGCAGACAATACGATGCAGAGCGCCAAGTCGGCGAGTTATTTAAGGTGATTCGTCTTACTTTCGCTTAGTTTCGCGGTATATAAAGTGGGTAAGCCCCTTTTAGCGAAAAAATTAACTGCGTTCACGATTATCGCCTTAAAATCGTAGATTAATCGATACTAGGCGGATGGTATCACGCCGGTTAGGGCGCTAAAATCCAGCTTCGGGATTCCTTTCGGAGCCATTCCGCATATTGTCACGCTCGCTTCGGCGGGCTTTTATTTTACTTAACGCAAAGGAGACGATGAACATGGCGGACAAAAACGAAACGTCGCGCGAAGTAGTAATGGACGTATTAAAAAAGGTCGTATTAGACGAGAATTATCCGGAGGTTAATGGCGTAGAAAAAGAACCGAAGGGGATAACGTTATACATTAACGATAGTCGTTATTTTCTCAAGGAAGACAACGTAAAAACAGTCGGAGAATTAACGTGTAAGGTTGACGTAGACATTTCCGAAGCACTTACCGGACTTAAAGCGCTGCAACGTGAAGCGAAAAAGGCCGCAAAAGAACTACGCGAACTTGAAAGTTCTTCGCAAGTATTGCGCGAACTGGAAGAAGCGCCGCAATTTAACTTAGCGAACATAATTGCGAATTCACTTCCGATTAGCACGGAAGACGCCGAAAAGGTCGTTGAAGCGATTATGCAAGGACGTCATAGAAATGGGCACGTATTTCCGGCAGATAAAGACGTTAATCATCCGACTAAAGGATATACGGTAACTGACGGTAAAAATCATACCGTATATATTTCGACTATAAACGAAGTACAAGGTAACTTTCCTGTGCGAGGTGGCAGCGAATGAGTAAATATCGAAAGAAACCAGTCGTAGTCGAAGCGGAACTGTATCGAGAAGGGTTAGAGGACGGTTTTACATTAGCGCCTATAGCAGAAAACGTCCGTGGAGTGGTAATGAAACCGTATATTAAAACGCTTGAAGGCGATATGATCGTTTCTCCAGGTGATTATATTATTACCGGTGTGAAAGGCGAACGCTATCCGTGCAAACCGGATATATTCGAGCAAACTTACGAAAAAGTTTAATTTAACGGAGGTATTTACATGAACGAATTTTACTATTGCTATTCGATTAAGCTACACGCATTCCTAACGGAGCACAACCAGCGCTATATTTGCGCAGGTCTAAACGAAAAGACAATGCGTAAGTTTTGGCAATATAAACGCACCGACGAATTACATCGATTGTTGAGCGAATGGGCTGCGAAAAGACCCGCGTAACAAGCCGCAGATCAGCCAGCGCGTTAAATTGAATTCTTATAAACGGAGGACGATACGATGAATCTATCGAAGGAACAGCTCGAAGCCATGCGCCAAAAAGAGCGCGTGTTGAAAGGCGGTTATGCGCCGATACCACATTTTATTTACCGTGAGTTATTGCCGGAATTAAAGACGAAATACGACGGTAAGAAAGCCCGTGATTGCCTTACGCTGTATATGTACGTTCATGCCTACGTAAATGGACAGAGCGAGCAGCAGGCGTATTTATGGGCGTTTCCTAGCGTGACTCAGATCGCAGAGGATACCGGCATTCATAAAGACCGCATAAAAGGATTATTCGACATACTCGTTAGTGAAGGCGTAATGATTACGCGAAAGATTCCGTGGTATGGACATACGAAGAAAATGTATATGCCGTTGTATGAACGGAAAGATGAGGCGTAAAGTTGCCCGATTCCTACCAACGGGAATCATTCGATTCCTACGAATGGGAATTAATCAATTCCTATGAACGGGAATATAATAAGAACAAATTAACAAGAACAAATTAATAATAATAAAGATTGCGCCCATTTACTTTCGTAAATAGACGCTGTAGTTATTATTGCATATATCTTATTGCAAATAAAAGAGCGTAAGCGATGAAAGAGAATAATATGACGCCCGATTCCTATGAGCGGGAATTAGGCGCATAAATATCGTGTAAAGTATGGTAGGAAATAACGCACCATATTACGCCCGTATATACGCATACAATATAATAGTAGGAACTCGGAATAATACGCATGCTATGCGGTTATCTACCGTAACTACAACCAGCTTTCGGTCGTCGAAGGAGAGACGCTTGTCAAACTCACGGGGTTGCTCACGTATTGCAAAGTATAATCGTTCGTTTAACGACCGTTTACTGAACGAATGAGTAACACGATGATTGTAACGCATTAATGCCGATTATACAGTTCGAAAAGCCGTTCGTTAATCAACGTTCGGAGTTCGGAAATGCAAACCGTTAAACGAACGATGAAAGCGGAAGGGGCCGGGGCGGTCCAGAAAAACAAATCGCTCCTGGTGCCGGAAACTTTCTCGCAAAATTTTCAAACTCGGGGCGTCGAATAAATCTTCCGTAAAACGTCCGTAAATCTATTGACGCAATCACTCGTTTCGTGTACAATCGAATTATAAACGAAGTACAGACGAAAAGAAACGAAAACGGAGGCGTCGGAAATGTTGTTTGGATATGCGCGTGTTAGTACGGAAGATCAATCGTTGGATTTGCAAATTGATGCGTTAACTAAAATCGGAGTGGACGAATTATTCGTCGAAAAAATAAGCGGCACAAAGAAAGACCGACCGAAGTTAAACGAAATGCTCGGCAAGATGCGAAAAGGCGACAAGATAGTCGTATATAAACTCGATCGTATTTCACGGTCAACGAAGCATCTCATCGAATTGACAGAAACGTTCGAGGCTGCCGGAGTGGACTTCGAATCAATCCAGGATAAAATCGACACGTCAACGGCAATGGGGCGGTTCTTCTTTCGCACAATGGCTTCTATTGCGGAATTAGAACGCGATATCATAAGCGAGCGTACTAAGGCGGGCTTAGAGTCGGCGAGGGCACGCGGACGCAAAGGCGGACGACCAAGCGCCAAGAATGACGCAGTAGACAAAGCGCTGCGACTATATGACAGTGGCGACTATACCGTGCCGGAAATTACGGAAATGACCGGCATTGGAAAAACAACGTTATACAAATACTTAAAAGAACGCAAAGGGTAATCGGACGCACAGCCGGTTGCCTTTTTCTATGCGCAAAAATAAACCGAAGGAGGGGCAACGAAATGAGCCGATTACAAGAACTCGCAGCAAAATTAACGGAGCAGCAAAAGAAAGCAGCGTATATGCTCGTCGAAAACGATTTGAAGTCGAACAAAGATGAATCGAAATTATCTTACGCTGAAATTGCCGAAGAGGTAGGCGTGACCTATAAAACGATTTGGGAATGGAAAACGAAGAATCGCAATTTTATCGAATATAAAAACGAAATCAGCGACGATTTCCTTAGCGAAAAGCGGTCGAAGGTTTACGGACAATTGTTGAAGCTAATCGAAAGCGATCAGCCGAGCGTTAAGGCAATCGATTTGTTTATGCGCCGATTTAGTTTGCTGACGGATAAGACGATCGTCGAGAATAACGACAACGCCCAACGCAGTGAGGCCGAAATTAAACGCCAGCTAGCGGAATTAGATTCGCTGCTTAAAGACGAAAACAAATAAGGGAGGTGACGGGTGGATGGCGTATATAGACGGAAAATGGCTCGACCGAGAAGCCCGTCAAGCTCGTATCGACTTGTTAAAGGAACGCGTGCTTAAAATTCGCAAATTATACGAAACAGGCAATGCGACCGAATCACATATCGATATCATGATGCAAGACGCGGCGGAATTGAAAAAACTTAACCGGGTACATCGCGCCGAGTACGATTTACTTTACTTTACGTACGAATATTTTAGCGCGGACTGCAACCCGGAAAACCCGTCGAACTTGATTCCGGAAGGACAGCGATACGAAGATGCGGCGGACTTTCACGTAACGCTTTGCTCGCTGCTCGACGAAGTGACACGCGGAGAACAAGAAACGAACGTAGGCTGGTCGGTAGGACGACGGCATGCGAAAACGGCTTACTTATCGAATTCCTACTTGGCGCATCAATGCGCGTTTAGGCATCAAAAATACATCGTAGAAGTTTCCGAAACGACCGACGTTGCCGGCGACTTTATTAAATGGACCGTAAATCAGTTGAAGTTTAACGAAAAGCTTCGCGACGATTTCGGTCCTTTATTGCATCCGCGTCCTTCGATGAATGAAGTCGATAATAAATACGAATTCATTACGTCGGCGGGTACGAAGGTGGAAGCGAAAGGTATTGGAACGCAAATGAGAGGACTCCGCCATCTTTCCGAACGCCCTGGAATTTTCATCCTGGACGATTTAGAAAGCGGCGAGAATACGAATACGCCCGAACTACGTGCAAAGAACTTGCATTGGTTCCGTTCGGAAATGTTAGAGGCGTTGGGGTTTGGCGGCAAGTGTATTTACATGGGTACAATCGTTCATTACGATTCGCTCCTTAATCACGTACTAACTAAACGCAAAGACTTCGTATCAAAGAAGTTCCCAGCAATCCTTTCGTGGTCTGAACGCGAAGATTTATGGGAAGAATGGCGCAAGATTTATAACGCTGATGATAAAGACGCGAAGATAAATGCGGATTCGTTTTACGAAGCAAACAAAGCGGAAATGGATCGAGGCACGAAGGTCCTTTGGCCACAAGCGTATAGTTATAAATATTTCATGGAGAAACGCGAATCGATGGGCGCGCGAGCTTTCAACCAAGAATATCTCGGCAATCCAGTCGATGAGGAATCGCAGATATTTAAAATTGACGAATTTACTTACTACGAAGACTACGACTTAGATTTAACACAATGTGACTTATATGCCGCGGCAGACTTTGCGATGGGTAAGGAAAAAGGCGATTACTCGGCATTTATCTCAATCGCAAGAAAACAAGATACCGGCGTTTGTTACGTTATTGATTGTTTCTTAGAGCGAGTAAAGCCGGATAAATTCATGCAAGAAATCGTTAAAAGAACGTTGAAGTATCAATATGAAGGATTAGCGGTTGAGGCTCAACAAGCGCAGGAATGGTTCGCAGATAAGCTGCAAGAAGAATTACAAAAACACGGCTATCCCGCGCAAACACGACTTAGCAAGGTTAAGCAAAAAACGCGGAAGGCATTGCGTATCGAGGCGTTATTGCCCGACGTACAAAGCGGTCGTATCCGATTTAAGAAAGAGCATCGATTATTACTCGAAATGTTCGAACTGTACCCGAACCATAATCATGACGATGGTCCAGACGCATTAGCAGACGCATATAAGCTCGCTAAGGGTACTAAGGTATCAGTACGGTCGATAGCGAAAAGAACGCGATAACAAGCGAAAGGAGGCGTTTAAATGCCATTTAATGTTCTAGCGGATTATAACTTAATGTCCGCGCCGGATATGGACGAATTATTATTCTCGCCGTATCAACAAGCACTAGGTAAAGCGACAGTTGAGCGCATGCAACGACAAATAAGAAACTATGAATACTACGAAGGAAAGCAGCACGTTGATCCAAGGACAGGACAACTCGTTAAGGCGTCCGAATTGGAAAGACCGCCAGGACTCGATTATGACCCAACACGCTACGCCACGAATTATTTTAAGTCGTTCATTAAGCGTAAAGCACGATGGCAAATGGGTGGTCAGCACGGAATTTCCGTATCGCCTAAACAAATCGACAGCATTATCGACGCGGTTAAACCGGAATATACGCCTAGTGAAGCGCAAAAAAGCGAAAATGACCGAGCGGAAAACTATGAACGATTGTTGTATCAGATTTGGCGCGAAAATAAAATGCGCGAAAAGTTACTACAAGCTGCTCGTGACCGTTTAATCGCCGGTAGAGTTGGCTGTAAAATCATGTTCAATCCGAATACTGGAAAAATAAAGTGGGTGTTTCGCCCCGATACGGAAATTATTCCTGTTTATTCCGATGATGATTTCGAAGAATTAATCGCAGTACACTTCGTCACGTTTAAGACGATTAAGGATATCGAAGTAATTCAAAAACAAACGTTCAGTATCGAAAATGGTGTCTGTTATCTCGAAGAAGGTATATATACGACCGATTTGACATTGCAGAAAACAATTACGAAAAAGCAATCGATGGAACTTGATTTCATTCCTGTCGTTTTGTTTCCGGTATCTGATTTAAGCGGAGAAGTAGCGGATAGCACGGAAATCGATGATATGAAAGAGCAAACGGACGTACTTAACAAAATGAACGAAGACGCAATAGATTCGCTTAAATTCGAAATGTTTTCTATGACGGCGTTCTTAAATGTTCCGGAGGGTACAATCGATAAGGTTCGTATTGAGCCGGGTGGAGCAGTCGAAGCAAAAGGATCGATAGAAGGTGCTACACCGGATATCAAGAAAATCGAAGGCGGATTTCGGTGGAAAGAAGCGTTTAAGGATCAATATTCACGCGTTAAGTCAGCTTTGCATGAGATAACATCACTTCCGCAAATTGTTCCGCAAGAGTTAAACTTCGGGGGATTAAACGCGGATGCACTGCATGTTTTATTTCAAGAGATTATTCAAGAAACGGAAGAACACTGGTTGTCTTGGGGTCCTCGATTGGAAGAATTGCACGAAAAGACTATTCGATATTTGCAGGCTCGTACTGATCGTTCGAAATTCGGTTACGACCGTGAAGTCGTTAAATCTATCGGAACGGACTATGAGAACGAAATTAAATTCGTATTGCCGTTACCGGACAATCGAAAAGAACTTGTCGAGTTACTAACTTTAGAAACTAGCGCAGGATTCGAGTCAATCGCGGGTGCAATGAATCGCCTAGGGGTTGAGAATGTAAACGCCAAGAAACAAGAAGTAAATAACGAATCTGTACAGCGAAGAATTTCAGAAGACCCGTATAGTGAAGTAAATTCGACCGGTGACGATACGTCGATATAAACTGACGTCAAATTCTCGTCCGAGAGACGTTAAGCGGAGGTTATTATGAAACAACCAATTAAGTTATTAAAACTAAATTTACAACACTTTTCCGAAGATATAGTCGACGATCAGCCTGCGGAGGCGCAAAAACCCGATACAAACGAAGTCGACAACAAAATTCCTTACGATCGCTTTAAGCAGAAGGTCGATGAAGCTAACGAATTAAAACGTAAGTTAGCCGAATTAGAAACAGCAAAACAAGAAGCAGAACGTAGGAAGTTAGAAGAGCAAAATGAGTTCAAGTCTCTATATGAGACTACGAAACAAGAACTCGAACAAATCCGCAAAGAGGCGGAGCAAAGTAAGATCGAATCCCTCAAAACTAATTTGCTCGTTAATGCCGGCTACACTGGCGAGCAATTAGAACGCGTACGCAAATATATTGTTGGCGCCGACGAAGATGCAATAAAAGCATCACTCGAAGAATTAAAGCAAGACATTCCGCCGAAATTCGGTGGCGTTGACCCTAGCGTTAGTAATCCGCAAAGGCAACAACCACCAGCGAAAGACCCAGCGGAAGAAGGACGTTCACTTTACGAACGATTAAAAGCGGCGGGAAAAATTCGCCGATAAAACAATACTAGGAGGAAAACCGAAATGGCATACAACTTACAAACTTCTCAAACGTCATTCAAAGGCGGAAAAAACATTCTAGCTTCCGAACATTTTCAATTCGTTGAGGCTGGCGTAACCCTTAAAGCGGGGCAAGGTGCTCTTGCAGTAGGTCAGGCAATTGCTCGTGAAACTTCAACAGGTAAATGGGTAAAATTCGTAGATGCAGACGTTGCTAATTACGATGATTTTGGCATTCTTAATGTCGACGCAGACGCAACAACTTACGACGCAATTGTTGGTGAAGTTATTGTTAGAGGTTCTGTTTATGACGCTAAATTAGTTGGGGCAACAGACGCATTTAAAGCAGAAGTACCTAATATCCGTTTTGTAAAACACATTTAATTAGCAAATAAAACTACTCAATTTTAGGAGGAAATAATAATGGCAGGTATTACACACTTAAAAGAATTTCAAAAACCATCACTTCGCGGACTTGTTGATGCATCCGTTCAAGACGCAGTTCCAACGTTAGGAGATCGTTTCTTACCGAATGCTAATACGTACTCAAATACTTTCTCATACGACATTATCAAAACGAATAAATATATTGGCGCAATGATTGGTTACGGTTCAGAGCCACCAGTTGTTGACCGTGACGCAGTTGCTTCTAAAATGGGCGAAATCGCGAAAATGGGTTTAAAATATATCGCTACGGAAGAGGAATTACTTGCGTTACATCAAGCGCGTAATGATGGCGAGCATGCTGCAATGGTTGATAAGTTAACGCTTAAAGGTGTTGACCTTGTTAACGCAATCCAACGACGTATCGACGTTATTAAAATGGAAGCACTAACGAAAGGTAACTTCGCATATAACAAAAATGGTGTTAAAGTTTCCGTTGATTTCGGAGTGCCAGCCGAGCATAAGGTTGCGTTAACAGCAGGTGCAGATTGGAACGAAGCAGATCGCGATGTAATTGCAGACTTACTTGGATTCGTAGCCACTTACGAAGCAACTAATGGTCAATCGCCGTCTGTTATTTTAATGAGTCGCGAAGCGCAAGCGAAATTGCTAACGAATAAGATTATCGTTACAGAAGCAGGTCGCCCGGTCGGTTCTACTCGAGTAAGTCAAGCGGAACTAAACGAAGTATTAGGTGGATTTGGATTACCACCAGTTCAAGTTGTTACTGATCGCAAAGTTACGGTAAAAGATATTTACACAGGAAACGACGAAGTTATCGAATTTATGCCTGCTAACAGAATCGTAATGCTGTCCGAAGGTATTGGCGAATTTTTACTAGGTCCAACCGTAGAGAACGATTTCCAACCAGGTATCGTGCTTGAAGCGAAGGACAAAGACGAGCCAATTCAATCAATTTTACGTGCGGTTGCTGCCGGGTTCCCAGCGCTGGAAAAACCGTCCTTAATCTTCCACGCAGACGTATATACTGCGTAATGGTAAAAGTGAAAGTACTGAACGCGGTAGTGGATGGGAGCACTACCGGTTCTATTATCGAAATTGACGAACAATCAGCGAAACACCTCGCAGCTATAAAGTACGTCGAAATTCTTCCGCAAGAAAAAGATCCGGAGGAAGAACCGAAAAAGCCAGCGACAAGAAGACGCAAAAAAACGGAATAGGAGGACGTAATCATGGCGAATTTAACCGAGCTTTCAGAACGTTTATTCAAACGTTTCAAAGGCGTACCTAATATAACAATTACCGACGCGACTGATTGGACGGAAGAGGCGTTATTGGAGCACGGCTATAAAACGTCGGATAACATCCCTTCCGAAAAGGACTCGTTAATTTTACTTTATGCACAAGCGGAAGGCGCTGGACAAATCGCTTTAGCAACTGCGCACTACTTCTCATATCGTGACGGTGAAGAACAAGTCGATAAAACTAAGATATCGGAACAGTATCGCAAATTAGCGTCGGACTTACGTTCGCAATATGAGCAGAAAAAGGCAGTTACAGGCGGTTCAAATTTCCGCCATTTAAAGCGAGTTGATCGTTTATGACGAACCAAGAGAAACTCGACAAGCTGCTCGAAAGTCTTTCCGATAAATATATTAAACTTAACGCCAAGCAGCAACGCTTTGCAGTTGCGGAAATTAATCGCGTACGGGCCGAGTTAGTCGAAAAATTAGCGGAATATGCAGATAGCGACGGAATAATTAAACGACAGCGTTTAAACGCATTATTACGCGAATTAGAAACGATTGAAAAAGCGGTCCGCAAGAACGGCATGAACGCGCTGGAATCGATCATTAAGGAATCGGCGTCGGCTTTAACGGACGGCATCGCTGCTTCGATTATTGCCGACGGAATTTCCTTCGATAAAGTAAACGCAAATGTATTTCGCTATGTAGTCAATCGCTTCGGAGAGGACGGTCTTGTTCTTTCCGATCGCGTTTGGCAGTTAGCGGGCGACCAACGCGAGGAACTATCGAAAACAATTCGCTCGGGCGTCATTCGCGGCGAGGCTGTTACAACGATGATTGCGGCGGTTAGAAAAGTTTACGAAAACGAAACGTGGAAAATTAAGCGATTGGTTGTGACGGAAGGCAATACGGCATTTCGTACCGCAGCGGCATATTCGGCGCAACAAAGCAAAGTAGTCAAGGCGATGCGAGTACACCACGGTAAAGCAGACCGACCTAATCACCGTTGTACAATTCTCGAAAAGGCAGATTCTTACGGAATGGGTCCTGGAATATATCCGCCAACAGCAAGCGAGATTTATAATCCTCATCCGAATTGCACCGGATTCTTAACGTACGTACTAAACGAAAGGTGGTTATAAGATGCTAACGGATGCTGATATCGAATTTATGAAGCAAAACCGGGCGGAAATAACCGCCAAACGTACGCATGATATAACCGTTTATTATGCCGGTGAAGTTTCATACGATCCAATCACAAACGAGCCAATTGGCGAAGTACCTGGCGAACGAATTGTGCCGTCAGTTGTGACGGAAATATCTTCGACTGCTTCAGCGAATAGTGAACGTGAACTAATAAACGGAATACTAATTGAAACAGGTGACATTTGGTTTTCGGTGAACATCGATTTAATCGAAGACGTAGCGAAAACTATTACGCTTGTAAAATATGACGGAGTTGACTATGAAATATTAGCGAGCGATAAGAAAGGGATTGGCAAACGGAATCGAATCGAGTTTTTAGGGAGGAAGTGGTCATGACTATTCGCATCCAAGGATTAAACCGAGTGTTGTCTTCGTTGGAATATGACGATTTAGTACGGGATGTCGCAAACACGACAGAAGCATATACGCGCAAAGCTGCAAATGAAGCTGCGGAAATGGCGCCAGTCAAAGATGGTATATTGCGAAACTCTATCGTTGCTAGTCCGGAACAAATAGATGAAACTCATTGGCAGTATGGATCGAACGTTGATTATGCACGAAAACAAGAATACGAGAATAAGACGAAGAAGGCATTTATCCGTAAATCAGTTTGGAATAACGAAGAACCTTACCGCGAAAAAATACTCGGATACGTTCGCGATTTAGGAAGGTGATGACATGCAGATAGAACTGCAGCACTCTATTCGTACTTGGCTTGCGAATAAAACCGGAATGAACTGCGTATGGGTGTTCGATGGGGTTGAGTTGCCGAAGACTAAGCCGTTTCTTACGATAGAACAATTGCAGAATAATATAACGCAAGTTGCGAAGTTGCGCGAAACTATGGCGACAACGTACCGATTTCAAGTTGGTTTATTTGCGAGTAGTTCGAGTGAGCGTGCGAAATTACAAGACGCCGTAAAAGAAATATTTTTATTCGACGAGATACCGTTAGTCACTGTGACAGTTCCATCGCAAACTATCGGTTCTTTTTATGTTGACGTAGCCACAGAAACGCCAATACCAGCGGATGACATTAGTAACACAACGCAATACCACCACATGTATTTCGATATATCGGTGGAACTAACGAAAAATAGGGGGAGTTATTAGTGATCGAATATAAAGGCGAAGAGATCCTTTTTGTAGTAGCGATACCAGGAGAAACGTCCGAAGAAACGTTGCATAGACCATTCAACCAAACTGCGGGGTCTACCAATATCTCTGCCGATTCAATTGATTTAGACACAAAAGATAAATCGGGATCGGATTACGCAAAAATAACGGAAGAGGTTTCTTTGGAAGGAGTTATTTCAGAAGGAGACCCGTTTATTACGTATATTAAGAAAGCAATAAGAGCTAAAGAATTCGTTAAGATTTACGAAGTGGATACGAGAACGAAAAAAGCGGAATGGGGAATGTATATGATTTCATCATTCGAGAGATCGTTTGGAACAAGTGATTTTGCAACGTATTCACTAAGCGGAACATTAAATGGAGAAGTTACTGAGGAAACGTTAACGACAATACCGGAAGGAGCGCAATAACGCGCTCTTTTTTAATTTCGAAAATTACCGAGAGGATGATATAGATGGCACGTTTTGAAGTAGAAGGGAAAGAGTATGAAGTAAAACTTACATTCGCTAGTGTTAGACATTTAGGAAGTTTGTACGATGGCGGAGCGCTTGAACTCATCGGGCGAGCAATGACTGGCGATTTAGATACATTCGCAAACATCGTCCATGCAGGATTATTTCATACTGGCGAAAACTTCTCGCTAAAAAAAATTGAAGAAGCAATCGAAAAAGCATTCGAATCAGAGCAACTCGATATGGATGCAATTTTGAAAATATCTAACGAGGTGGTTGTGGAAAGTTTTTTCTTCAAGAAAACCGTGGCGAAATTAGCGAAGAAAGATCCGAAAACGTTCGAGATGATGAAAGAGATTTTAGGATAGATAAAATCCTTTCGGACGGTTGGCGATACTTACAACTTTTGCCCGAACAAGTTTACGACTTAACGCCAAAAGAATTTCGGTTGCTATTAGGTGCGCAAATGGAACGAAAGTATGACGAATATGAACGCCAATCTCATTTTGCAATCATGAATCTAAAGGCGCAGAATGCGAAAAAGTCAATTAAAGCAACCGACTTATTCAAACGGCCAGCAGACGAAAAAGCGGAAGCAGAACTCCAAGAAGGCATAGAAAAAGCGAAACACGCATCGGAATGGTTATCCCAATTCGAGCAGTTTAGCGGAAAGGAGGAAGCGAATGGCAGACCATAGTATTATCGTTGAGTTAGGTGCAAATATATCAAACTTGACGAATAATCTCCGAAGTGCAAACAATACACTTTCCGATTTTGGTTCTCGAACGCAACAATTAGGTGCTGATATCGCGAAAGGTTTTGGTTCGGTCGGGCTAAGTATCGGTGCAGGGTTAGGTTTTGCAGTTAAGCAGTCGGCAGATTTTGATTCTGCGATGCGTAAAGCTGGCGCAATTGCGGGTGCTAACACGGCAGAATTTGACGCTATGAAACAGTCGGCAATTGAACTCGGCGCCAATACATCGAAAAGTGCGAGCGAAGTGGCAATCGCAATGACAGAACTTGCCGCCAAAGGATTCGACGCTAATCAAGTAATCGCCGCAATGCCTGGCGTAATATCCGCAGCGGAGGCATCCGGTGAAGACTTAGCGATGACATCTGATACTGTATCTTCGGCGTTAAACATATGGGGATTAGAAGCGAGTGAGGCTAGTCGAGTTGCGGACGTGTTAGCGGAGTCAGCGAACTCAACGGCAGCAGGAATCGAAGATATGCAATATGCGTTTAAATATGCTGGTGCGCCAGCCGCAGCGTTAGGAGTTTCGATGGAAGAATTATCTGCGGCAATCGGTTTAATGACGAATGCTGGTTTAAAAGGCGAGAACGCCGGAACAGCGCTTCGTGCGTCAATGTTGGCGCTATTAAATCCGTCGGAGAAGAACTCGAAGATGATGGAATCAATGGGGATTGCAATAACAGATGCAAAAGGTAATTTCGTAGGTTTATCAGGATTAGTTGATAATATATCGAAATCTATGGAAGGCATGACAGACACACAGAAAGCAGCCAATCTTGCTGCGTTAGTCGGAACCGAAGCGGTATCCGGCTTTTTAGCTTTGATGGAAGCTGGACCGAAAAAAATCGACGAAATGACGGCATCGTTAGAAGGTAGCGAAGGTGCATCGAAAAAAGCAGCGGATCAGATGAAAGCGGGTATAGGTGGCGCATTAGAGGAAATGAGTGGCGCGATTGAGTCGCTTGTTATTTCAATCGGTGACCAATTAGCGCCAGCTGTTCAGACCGTAGCGGTATGGCTTTCGAAATTGCTTAATTGGTTTAATAAAATGCCGGAAGGTATGAAGAAAACACTTGTGATAATAACCGCGATTATTGGTGGAATATCTCTACTTATTTCAGGTTTCGGATTATTACTAGGTTTTGTAGGTTTAGTCTCGAGTGGACTAGGATCACTTGCAATTGCTCTCGGAACAACTTCTGCAGCTATTCTTACTACAATAGGAGTTGTAGCGGGGATAGTTTTAGGAGTTATTGCGCTTGGGGCAGCTTTTGTAATTGCATACCAAAAAGTTGAATGGTTTCGTGACATGGTAGATGCGGCGTGGGCATGGATAAAGAACGCATTCTTTATAGCGCTTGAATATATCAAAGGTGTTGTTCAGTTCGTTATGGCCGACATCAGCGAGTTTATATCGCAGCAACTTGCGAAGATAAAAGCGTTTTGGGACGAAAATGGGAAAGCGATTATGATTATCGTTACTACAGCATTCGGGATTGTAGTCGAAATTATCAAAACAGTTATGGGCGTAATTAAAGGTGTTTTCCAAGTCGCTTGGCCGTTAATTGTAGGTATTATTAAAATCGCATGGGCTACGATAAAATCTGTCGTGAGTACGGCGATTAGCTTAGTGCTCGGTATTATACAAACGGTGATGAAGTTGATACAAGGAGACTGGAAAGGCGCTTGGGAAACAATTAAGTCCACCGCGAAAGAGATTTGGAATAACATCGTTGGATATTTCGAAGGCATTGATTTGTACCAAATCGGGGCAGATATCATTGGCGGATTAATAAATGGTATTTCATCGATGGTTAGGTCGGTTAAAAATGCGGTATCAAATATCGGTGAAAAGATAAAAGACGGCTTTACTTCCTTCTTCGATATTAATTCACCATCGAAAGTTATGAAAAAAGACGTTGGACGTTGGATTCCGGCAGGTGTTGCCGACGGTATCACCGGAAATATCAAGACGGTTATAGCGGCAACGAAAGAGATGTCGAAAGCTATAATGCCGGAAGCTATGAGCGCTACCTTAGCGTATGATACACCGACTGGCAGTGTAAGTGGATTTGCGACGGTTAATCCGTCAGAACAAGTGCAGTCAGAATCGATTGTAAACTTCGAGCGAATGTTCGACGGCGCTACGTTTAACATAAATGGCGAGCAAGATGCGCTTACAATGGCGAGGGAATTACACCGCCTAGAACAACAAGCAAAACGCAGGAAGGGGCGTAGGTAAATGAGCGTATGGATTGACGAAACTTATTTGCCAGATATCGGCGTAATAGTATTAGTAGGCGGCGAGGAACCTGCGCTACCTACTACTAGAGATCGGTCGGTAGTTATTCCAGGTAGACCTGGCGCGTATGATTTAGGCGGTGAATTAGGCGTTAGAAACTTCGAACTAAATTGCGCCATTGCCGGCGTGCGTGATCATAACCTAATAGCGACAAAAGTGCGGGAGTTTACGCAACTATTAATTGATAGATACGGAAGACCAAAGACGGTTAAGCTTCGTTTTGAATCGGAGCCTGACCGTTTTTATTATGTGCGATATAGCGGGAATATTCCGGTTGATAAGATTGCATATACGGCGAAATTCACTGTGCCGATGACTGCATTTGACCCATACGCCAAGTCGCTGGTAACAAACGACGAGGTTGCATGGGGAAGCGAAAAGATTACCTTCGAGTCGCAGTATTCTTTAGGAAATAGCGGAGGAGGGAAACCAGTGACAATCACAAATGCCACATCTCTCAATGTGTACGTAGAAGGTCTATTGGTTAGGCCTGTTATTGCAATTGAAGGTTCAGGTACTGATGTAGTAATAGGTGTAAACGGTAATGAAATGTTACTTGAATCTTTTGAAAACAAAATAATTATTATTGATTGCGAAAATTTCACTGTGACTGTTAATGGAGAAAGTTCACTTTCAATTTTAAGCGGTAACTTTATCGAGTTGCTCAACGGAGATAACTCCATAAGTATCAGCGGAACTAATCTGAATCTGACAATCGCGACAAAATTCCGAGATCAATTTATCTAAGGAGTGAGGAAAGTAGATGGCTGATTTAATAAATGCCCAGGACTCGTTAAACGTAGGTAGAAACAAGATTAACACCGTAATTCTTGGTATGGATGATATCCGGAATAAAGTACTTGGGAACTATATAAACATTTCAGATGCTTTGAATTATGATACAACTAGTCACATACTTAGTTGGCCAGACACATATGTATTTGGCACTAAGTCAAATCGTATTCCCTTACGTAGTGGAGAAATCGATTTGACTAAATTTGGAAATAATTCAGTCGTTTTATTTTTTGACTCTAAAAATGGTGTGATCATTGCTAGATTCGCTACCGATACATCTACAGATACGGATATTTTACTAGGTATCATGTATTTAAGTGATTTAAAAAGCAGTATCCTTAATTTTAAATTGAAAGTAAACGGGAGTATTCCATTAATTACTTCGGATCAAATATCGAAATTTGGTCGCTGGGCTTTTATTCCTGATACCGTAGATTATAACACAACAACAAAACTTCTAAGTTGGAATGCAACCTACGTATTTGGAGGCACACTATCTAGGACACCTTTAAACGCGGGGTCTGTAGATTTAACCAATTTTTCAGGTTCGGTTATAATTTATTTCAATAGTTCAACAGGAACTATTAACGCAAAAAGCGCATTGGAATCTGCTTCTGAAGACCACATTACTTTAGGTATTCTGTGGTTAAATAACTTCACAAGAAGTTTGCTAAATTTCAAATTAACTGTTAATGGAGTAGATGTAAAAACACTATCCACTCAAAGAACTCCATTTGGTCGGTATTGTTTTATTTCTGATCCTATAGATTACAACCCAACAACAAAAACGTTAAGTTGGAGTGATACGTATGTTTTTGGAAGCGGTCTTTCGAGAACAAGGTTATATGCAGGTACTTTAGATCTTAGTTCATATTCAGGTGTTGCGATTCTATTTTTTAACAGTGATACAGGAATAATGGAGGCGAGAACTGCAACAGCAGCTAGCTCTGAATCATTGTTATTCATTGGACTGTTTTGGTTAAATAACTTTTATCAAAATAAGTTGAATGCAATTTTAACCGTAAATGGTAAGTCGTTAGAAAATCAATTCTTTTTAAAAAAATACAATTCTATGGGAGATTCAATCACTGCTGCAGGTAAATACCAAGCTGTAATAAACCAAGTAATAGGGTTTAAGACGATAAATAATTATGGTATTGGTGGAACGTGTCTAGCTTCTACAGATGAAAATGATACTACTTCTATGGCGTATAGAGTAACGAACATGGACTTTACAGCAGATGTAATTAGTATAAGTGGCGGTACAAATGATTGGGGAAACATACCAGCAAAACCATTAGGTCAAATAGGAGATACCCAAAAAACAACTGTTTATGGAGCGATTGATAGCATTATAAGAACAGTTCTTACAAATGCACCAACAACTAAATTGTTCTTTATAACTCCTTTACAAAGAAACTTTAAAACTAGTCCAACCACTACATTGAATGGTTGGAGTGAAACTACAGTTAATGAATTGGGATATAAACTAGTAGATGTTGTAAATGCAATTAAGGAAGTTTGTGCGAGGTATGCTGTCCCTGTTTTAGATTTGTATCACACTTCTGGTTTTACTGATTTAAATTTAGATGAATTAACTGTCGATGGTCTACACCCTAACGATGTTGGACACGAAAAAATTGGTAAGCAGATAGCGGCATTTATCAAGAATTTGTAATAAGATTGTTTTTTTAAAGAAATATTTATTGTATAATTTTCCTTACAAGATATTAATTGGAGGAAGTTATGGAAAAAAGAATAAAAGCTTTTTTACTGCCTATCCTAATTTTATTACTAATCGTTGTTATCGTAATAGGATGGCTAAATTTTAATAACTCGAAGAACCCTAGCGGTGTTTCTAATATTGATAAGGAAAAATACAATATAGAATACACCGATTTTTATGAAAAAGTATCTAAAAAGGAAGATATAAACTATCTGATTATTGGTGATAGTATTGGACAAAGTAGTGGTACTGGTGATAAAGACTACTTTTGGTTTAACTTACTAAATGAAAAGTTAAAAAAAGAATTCAATATAAACTTTATCACTACCAAAAAGATCACTGCTGGTGGAGCTACAATTTTTGATGGTTATGTTAATTATTTTCCGACAGATATTGTACATGCATATGACCTAGTTTTTATATGTTTTGGACAAAACGACCAAGCGGTTATGTCTCCAAAAGATTACGGAATATTTTATGAAAATTTAATAAGAAGTATTAAAGAGAATAACCCAAAAGCAGAAATTGTTTCCTTGATAGAAAGTAGTATTGAAGATGAAGAATTTGCAGATACTGCTAAAAAATTATCCAAAAGACATAACACAATCCTAATTGATACTCGAGATGAATTTTGGGCTGATGGTAAGACTAAAGCCGAAATGACTGTTGACTCAATTCACCCGACAAATGAGGGTTATGAAATTTATGCTGATGTAATTTTTAAAGCACTTAAACAAAGTATAGATCAAAAGAAAAAACCAGCTGAATTGAATCAAAAATTAATGTATCTAGAAAATCAATACACTAAGCTAATATCTAATTCAAACTTTGATACTAATGAAGGGTTTGAGAATTATAGCTTCAGTAATAATAATTACTTCACGAGTAATAAGAAGGGCTCGTATCTTGAAAAAGAGTTTGTTGGTAACATGATTGGTTTCACTTTGTTAGGTACTGATGATAGTGGTTTAATTAATGTATATATTGATGGAGAACTTAAACAACAAGTCAATCCGTATACTGCTGAACCACGGGAGAAACAAATAATAATATCTAATGATTTATCTAAAGGTAAACATACCATTAAGCTTGAGGCTTCAGGTGAATATGGTTTTGATTATAAAGGTAAACCAACGAAAGGTAAGAATATATTCATAAGAAGAATTATAACAAACGAGAGGTGATTAAGATTGCTCCTGAAAGTTTTAAACACAGACCAACAACCGGTCGCATATCTCGAAAATGCATACGCAGTATCCTATGATAAGAAGCTGAACGAAATTCCGTCGGCTTCTTTTTCTTTGCCGTTAAATGATCCGAAAGTGGCGGAGTGTAAACCGTTCTATTACGTCGATATTCCTGACTACGGGTTATTTCGAATTATGCCTAATTCAGCGCAACGAAACGAAAGCACAAGCGCAATAACATTCGAATTGGAACACGTTCTCGCTACGTTGCTCGACGATGTGCTATTTCGCTACCATCAAACGACGAATCGCACAACGCGCTACAATATCGAATATATTCTTTCGCACCAAACAACAAAGAATTGGGTTCTTGGCGAGTGTGCTTTCGAAAAGTATTTCGCCTATAAATGGGAAAATGAGAACGGATTATTAGGTCCGATACATTCTATCGCGGAACCATTCGATGAAAATTACGAATGGACATACGACACATCTTCGTATCCGTGGACGTTGAATTTAATTAAGCCAAGCAGCACGCCTACTTGCGAAATTAGGTACGCGAAAAATCTTATCGGAATTACACGCGAAGATGATCCAAGCAATATAACGAATCGGATTTACGCATTAGGTTACGGTGAGGGTATAAATCAATTAACCATCGAAAAAGTAAACGGCGGTAAGCCTTACGTAGAAGATAACGCATCGATCGAAAAATACGGTCTCAAATCGTATGTATATGCGGATACCGCAGTAGAAGATGCGGAGACTTTATTTGCGACGGTAAAGGCGTTATTGAAACAATCAAGCACGCCAAGATTAATGTATAGCGTAACGGCTGCCGACTTATCGAAGATTACCGGCGTTAGTTCAGACGAGTTTAGATGCGGGAAAGTCGTACGAATTATTGACCCGGATTTCGGCACATTCGAACAGCGAATTGTGAGCGAGTCTCGAAGCGATGTAAGAGGTACGCCGGAAGATGTATCGTTAGAAATTGCGAATAAATACGAGGATATTGCCGATTCGATCGCCGGCTTGGAAAGATCGCGCGAAATCAACGAAGTTTATGCGCAAGGTGCGACGAATATCGATTCGCATAATTTTGCGGATAATGCCGATCCCGACAATCCTGCGGAGATTAAATTTTATTTGCCGGATGAGTTGGTGCGTATAAACAAGCTTGTTATGTCGCATAAGACCGATAAATTCCGTGCCTACGAACGCGCAATTAAAGGCGGAGGTGCTTCGGTGGATACAACTAGTGCCGGAGGGGGTTCAACACAAACAAGTTCAAGCGGCGGGGGAGTTAGTAAATCGACTGCAAGTGGTGGAGGTAATGTAGAATCTTCCGGAGCTGGTGGAGATCATAACCATTTAGTCTTAACGGCAGCCGATTACGTGGGTCCTGTTCAACCTACTAGATATCGAGGAGCTAATGGTGGAGGCATTATTGAGGTAGAGGGAAGCGGTGGAGATATTTACACAGCAGGATCTAGCGGAAATCATACCCACAGTGTCACGATACCGAATCATACACATGAATTCGACGTTCCTAATCATACCCACACTGTTACTGTACCGAATCATACGCATGAAATTACGTTGCCAAATCATACGCACGGTATCGATTTTGGTATTTTCGAGTTGGACGAAGTAGCAACCGCGGTGCAAATAATAGTCGACGGAAACATCGTTCCAGTTACATCGACAAGCGCGGATCTTATCGATTTAATTCCGTATCTTGACGTAGATTCAAGCGGAAAGGTTACTCGCGGATGGCATACGATTCAAATTAAACCGAACAAACTTGCACGGATTACAGCGCAAGTATTTTCGCAAGTGTTCTTACAAAGCCGCGGGGGAGGCGATTATTGATGATTAAATTGGAAATTAAAACACATAGCGGTGAGGTTTATAGAAGTGAAGTTGCAGAATACGACCCGGTACAAATAAATGCAGATATAAATAATAACTCGATTATTACTGTGTTATTCGGGGATGTAATTATTTCGCGAATTGACGTTAAATCAGTAGTAAAAGTTGAAGAATAACGTTCAGAAAGGCGGTGTAGCATGGACGGAATAAATGTAACGGAATTTTTTATCACGCAGGGGCCATTCGCAGTGTTATTCGTATGGCTCCTTTTTTACGTAATGAAACGCAATACCGAGCGCGAAGCCCGCCTGCATGATTTGCTCGAAAAATTTAGCGATAAATATGACGTTGTAATTGACGAGCTTCGCGATATTAAAAGCCGACTAAGCGGCGGAAAGGACGAAGAATAATGACGAAAAAAATCGTAGATATTTCGCATTGGCAAGGTAAAATCGATTGGGATAAATTCGCGAAAGAGGTTGCGCTTGTAATCATTCGCGTACAAGACGGTAGTTCCGTAATCGACCGCGAATACAAAACATATGTCGCCGAAGCAAAGAAACGAGGCATTCCGTTTGGCCACTACGCATTTTGCCGATTTGTTTCGGTTGCCGACGCGCGCAAAGAGGCGCAAGATTTCTACGCACGAGGCGACAAAGATGCGTTGTTTTGGGTCGCCGACGTCGAAGTAAAAACGATGGGTGATATGACGGCAGGAACGCAAGCATATGTAGATGAGTTACGTAAACTAGGCGCTAAGAAAGTCGGCGGTTACTTCGGACACCATACGTATAAAGCGCTGGGACTCGACAAAGTGGACGGCTTGGACTTTACGTGGATTCCACGCTATAGCACGAAAAAGCCTGATTATCCTTGCGACTTATGGCAGTATACCGAAAGCGGAAAAGTTGGCGGCGTAAATGGTGGCGTAGACTTAAACAAGCTAAACGGCAATAAATCGCTCGAATGGTTTACCGGCAAAGTGGGCGTAGTTAAACCGCCGGCGACGAAAGTCGAAGCGGAAGTCGTAAAGAAGCCGGCTCCTAAGCCAGCGTCTAAGCGCAAGAAAAACAGCGACGGCACGTATACCGTTGTTGCAGGCGACACGTTAGGCGAAATCGCGGCGGACTTCGGCGTTTCTACTGCGAATTTAGTTGCGTGGAACAATATCGCTAATCCAAACGTAATTGCTGCAGGTCAGAAATTGCGATTTAGCGCGCCGAAGAAAACGACGCAAGCGAAAGTCAGCACCGACACATATGTCGTTAAAGCGGGCGATGCTTTGAGTAAGATCGCCGCGAATCACGGAACGACTACTGCGGAATTGCAAAAGCTGAACGGAATTAAAAATGCGAATGTTATTTACGCAGGTCAAAAGTTAAAAGTGCCGGCAAAGAAATCGGCAGCAAAGGCGGAATATCACACCGTTAAGTCGGGCGACGTTGTATCTAAATTAGCGGTTAAATACGGGTCAACTTCTGCGCAAATCAAAGCGTGGAATAAACTCGACAGTGACTATACGATTTATCCCGGACAAAAATTACGAGTCAAGTAACGCAAACAAACGAAGGAGGAAACGGAATGAAACGTTTTAAGAATTACGCATTATGGATTGCAGTGGCAGCGGTTGTTGGTATGGCATTGGTGGACTTCGGGTTTATTCCGGACACGACGGTATTTAATGGATACGTAGAGAAAATCCTTTACGTATTAATCCTTGCAGGGGTAATTAATAACCCTTCAATCGGAAGCGGATTTAAAGACGAATAAATAAACGAAAAAAAGCGAGAAAAAACGAAACTTTTTGTTTTTTCTTGCGTACATATTGTTATAGAGGTAAAATAAGGGAAAAAGGACGTGTTGTGTGATGAAGAATATCTATAAAATATTGATTATTTTCTCACTAACTATAGCTATATTTATAATAGCTGATATAAAAAAGAGCAATGTTGTAGAAGGTGAGCCCTACACACAAAGTAATGAGGAAAGCGTATTTTTAGATGAAAGAGAATCCGCAGCTTATGAAAATACGATTTTGGCGTTCTCTAAATCGCAATTAACTAATTATTCTTCGAAGGTAAATAAGCCTTATATAGATTTCACCGATAATTATATCAATGAACTAAAAAAACTAGACGTAAACAAATCATATCTTACTAAGTTATATAAAATTAAAAGTTATATAGAAAAAGAGAAGTACGAAGAGGTAATAGAGTTATTAGAAATACCACAACCTGGTGATTATGATTTTACAGGACCTTTAAAAAACAAATAAAATGGGATGCGTATAGTATAAAAACTATGCGCCTATTTTTTGCGTTCTTATGGTATAATTCGGAAAAAGGGGCGTGAGAAATAGTGGAGTTATCAAGAATAGAAGTAGAACGCAAAAAAGGTAGCGCAATGGGATTCGTCGGGCGCATGATCGGCTTTATCGTCGGAGGATTAGGCGTACTTATTTCGTGCATATTATTTGTAACGATTATCGGCATATTGCCTGCGATTGGATTATTCGGAATGTCGCTCGGAATCATTTACGCGGCAATGGGAAAGCAGAAAGTCGCATGCCCTCATTGCGGTAAGAAATCGCCAGTTATAAAAACAGCGGAAAATTTTACGTGTTCAAAATGTCGTCAATTGACCGTTATCGATTGGAAATAATAAAAATATCCGCCGGTACTTGCATTAATTCGCCTGCGCCCGCATATGCTTTAGCGTAAGTGCAACGCGATAAAGCGTCCGTAGGAGAACTACGCGCCGTCTACCTCGAAAGATAGACGGCGTTTTTTTTGTTTATTTTGCGAATATTTTTACTAGGACTTGCATAGAGTACGTGAATTCACGTATATTTAAAGTAGGCGGTGGTTATCATCTACGTATCAACCGAAAACGATCGGTTATCAACTAGATATCAACCGTACTTTAACGCGAGGTGAAACGAAATGATAGTATCAGTAGACGCAGGAAATAGCGATGTTAAAACGGTAAGTGCTTACGGAGTGGATCGATTTCCGTCCGCAATAGGTGAATACCGCGAGCGCAATATTAAGGAGAAGCACGGCAAGGACGACATTATCTACGAATATGAAGGACGCAAAGGATTCGCTGGCACACTAGCGCTTTATGAATCCGAATACGGTGGTGCAATCATGGGCGAAAGTAAAGCGCACGTAGACGCAAAGTTGCGCGTGTTAATTGCGTTACATAGACTCGGCGCATCGAACGTATATAATCTCGTCGTAAATCAACCGATAAGCAAACACGACGATGCGGAAAAAGCAGCGATTCGGACAATGTTAATCGGCGAGCACAAAATCGCGGTGAATAATATCGAGCGGACTTTTCGCATTAACGACGTAGTAATTGCGGCGGAAGGCGGAGCGGCTTTCTTAGCGGAACCTAGAGCGGGCATTGTGCGCGTGATTGATGTCGGCGGTGGCACGGTAAATTGCGCAACGTTTAATAATAAGCGATTCATCGACCGCGATTCCTTTACGTTGCCGTTCGGACTGAACACGGTTAAAAACGCCGACCCTAACGAATTAGTGCGCGGAGTTGTGACGCAAACTTCGAAGAAATGGAATCCTGGCGATTTAATTTACGTAGTGGGTGGAGCGGCAACAGTTCTTACGCCAATATTACAAGCGTATTATCCGAACGCTAGAAAAATAACGCCGATGTTTAAGGGCGAAAGGCTCGACGCGATATTTGCTAATGCGGTTGGCTCATACGCAATAGGGAGCGCTGTATATGCCAAAACAAATTAAAAACCGCCCCGTCTCGTTTAATATTAACGACCCGTACCAACGCAAGTTATACGAACACACTTTACAATATTCGAACTACTCGGCGTATATAAAGTCGTTAATTCAACGCGACATGGAAGGCGGTCATATAAGTAACGAGCAGCAGACGGATGATGTGGAGGACGGCGGTGTTAATATCGATATGCTGCACGGTCTTATCTAACGGTAAATCAGCCGAAAATCAACGTAAACAATCCAACTAATGCGCCAATGCCAGCGCCTATAAGAAAATTCATGCGACTCACTCCTTCGGCTAGTTATAATGATAGTATGTACGTTAAGTCGCGTACGTATTCATGGAGGCGAAGAAAAATGCGAAAGTTACAAACGGTCGGGACTATTGGCGAGTTTATGCGCCCGGCGGAACTGAAAGGAAGCGAAGGCACCAACGTTTATAAAGTAATTGCGCTAGGCGGAAAACTATTCGCAGTTATGGCGCCAAGACATGCGCTTGCAGCGACGGCAGACGCAACGTTCGGCAATATATGGTCGGCAATTATGAATACGGTTGACTGGATCGTTGTTGGCGTATTTATATTCGCTGGCGTGTCGTGGATGTTCGGACACCGCACGAAGGCACTCGAATTGTTAATCGGCGGGGCAGCCGGCTATATACTCGCCAGGCATGCGATTGATATGCGTAATTTTCTTAAAGCGTTGTAAATACGAAGGAGGCGGACGAAATGCGATGGTTCGAAGATTTTAGCGAAAAGGTTGTACTAAAACCGATTGGCGAGGCGTTAGTAGAAGGCGCAAATCATTTAACGGAAATCCTAACGGCAACTATGCCGGAAATAGGCGCAGGGGTCGTATTAGTTTGTGGCGTTATGATAATGATAACGGGCGATGTTCCGAAATGGCTTGGGCGAATGGCGGTCGGCGTAGGCGGTGCGATTATATGGCTACTCAACGCATGAGCTTGCGCGAGTTCTTCGCTTATCAACGCAACGAAATGATAACGTACCGAATCACGCCACACAGCAATGTAACGAATAATCAAAACGCAAAGATGTGGCGAGTGTTGCATAAAATGTACGAAATATATGATCGCATGCCAACGCGCTTAACACGCGAAGGATTTCGATTTACGATGCGCGAGAAAGATACGATTTGGTTTGACGTAGTGTTTCGCCAGGTTGCCGGCGTGAAGTCGGTTGAGTATTACGTCAGTACGTCGCAAATATGGGCGAAGAAGTTTCGCGAGATAGTCGAAAACTTTATGCATGTAACGGTCGAAGTTGCGGACAAATCAGCGCTTGTTGTGCCGGCGGGGAACGAAGTAACGCTGAATGAACTGCGCCTTGCCCGCCATGACATATTTGCTCTACAAACGAATGCAGCCGAACAGACTTCGCCGGTCGCTTCAATTTTAACCGCGCTCGATGATATTGCGGAAGACGGAGATTACGCAAGGCTGTCCGTTTGTTCCGAAACGCTAGACCGTCGTAAGTGGTCACAGAACGCCTCATATGCGCATGAAAAGTTAACGAAGGGCAAAGTACCACAACGTGCTAAACTAACGGCAGACAAGGCGTATAAAACGCTAGGTAAGGCGCTCGCTACGATGTTAAACGAAATATACGATATTGTAAACGACACACTACACGCAATCAGTAACGTATTCTTTAAAAGTGCTGGCGGCTTTGAAAAGCGCAAGGCAATTGATAAGCCCGACGCATTGATCGAAGAAATCCAGGCGAATAAATTAAGTGCCAAGTCTGCCGATAAAATAAACCAAGCGGTTTGGAAATCGCACGTTCGCGTTGTTGCTAGCACGAAAGAAATTCTACGCGGTCAGCTCGTAGCGAATACGATAAGTAGCGCGTTTGGGGAATTAGCGGGCAATAACGAATTGGTTCCGTTTAAGGTTCGCATGAAAGCGCGTAAGCAAGAAATACTCGACGAATTAAATACGCTGCATCTTTCCGCGCGAACAAGAGCCGACGGGGACGTTTCGTTGCTATCATGCGATGAACTGGCGAAAGTAGCGCTACAAATGCCGACTGCAATCGTGCAACAACGTTACGAAGAAGAACTCGCAACAAATCGCCGAGTAGAAACGGACCTGCCAAAAGTGATGCTACATAAACCAGCGCAAAAATATGTCGAAATAGAAGGAATCCGCATTAGTATAGGCGAATGTAACATAACGCGAAAAGGCGCTGATTTGCCTGTAAACCGCCGTAAAATAAACGGCATACTCGTCGGACATAGCGAAGTGCGGGGCATCCAGTATCCGATTGGATTGCCGACGAACAACCTCGACGAAACATTCCGCAGTTACGGGTTAGTCGGAGCGCCTCGAATGGGTAAAGATACATTAGCGAAAAATGTCGTCATTGAAGGCGCATTGCAGCACGACATAGCTTCGTTTGTTATCGACGCAATAATGGAAGACGGAGAACGCGGATTTGCGGACGGAGTGCGGGATTCGTTACCGCCTGATCGCATAATTGATATCGATTTGTCAGACGCAGAATACCCCGTGCCGATGGACCTTACGGAAATAGTCGAGCAGCTTGGCGCAAATGGTGCGAATCGTTTTGCGCAGGAACTAATCGACTTCTTTGGCGACATGGAATCGATGGGGCAATCGCGTGCAATCTTGCGAGAATTTGCGAAGGCAAGTGGCGGCTCATTATTTGCGATTAAACGATTGCTCGAAGACGAGGGATATCGTGCAGAAAAGGCGAATGAACTACGGCAACAAGGTAACGTAAGGACTGCGGAATTCATCGAGAAATACACGTCAGAATGGGGCGTAGATGCAAAGGGCAATCCGAAGTTAATACGCGACGGTCAAAAGGCGATCGACGGCAAAGCAAGCGCGATACTCAACCGGCTCGACGAAATGCTTGGCGACGATATGTTGTTCCGTATTTTTGCGCAACCAGCATCGGCGGATATTGATTTCGCAAATTGGATACGCGAGGGCAAGGTCGTTATATTACGCGTGCCGAATCGGAAACTAGGCGCATTGTCGGCGAAAACATTGATTCATTGGATTACGCTAAAAATATTCATGACGAAGCTATTAATGGATCCGAACGACGGCGGCGCATTCATCGTATTTAACGAACCGCATCAATTCCTAACGCCAGGGCTTAAAGCGCTAATGCAACGTATCGTGCTCGAAGGACCGAAGTGGCGACTCGCTGGCATATTCGCATTTCATCATTTCGATTTATTGCGATACGGCCTAGACGACGATTTAATCAGCGGCGGCATTAACTGGTTCTTATTCGCCAATGACAATCGTAAGGTGTTCGAACGGCTGGAAGCGCAATTGAAACCGACATTCGACGTTGACTTAGCGTTGCGAATCGAAGCGTACGATGCGATTGTGTTGGCACGGTTTGGAGGTCGAAGGCAAAATGCGTTCTTAATGCGTGCGTTACCGCCGGCAAGTCAACGTGTGCAGCAATACGATAATTCATTCTTAACGAAAAGGCATTCGCGAATGTATGGGCGCCATTGGCAAACGGTTGAAAAACTACTAGCAAGCGGGGAGGTGTAACGATGACTTGGTCGGAATTCATTGCGATATTAGAAGAACGTGGGCTCACGCCTGAAGACGTGGCGCAGATGATTTATTATTACGAAGTGAATCACGGACGCCTTGACTGCGAACTTACGTTCGGTTATAATGACGAAAAAGCCTTCGGAGGTGTTAGGCGTGATTAAAGACCGAGGAACAAAGAAATGGACTTCGATAATGCTACCGGAACTAATCGAAGAATTACGCGACGCAATATACGAGGAAGAGTACCGCACAGATAAGCCGATCATTGACGAATATCAGCAAGCGGAATTTGATTCGTTAATTGAATACGCAATGGAATATAACTATCCGGTCGAGTTTACGTCTTGGCATGACGGTTATGTTTCCGTTGCGGTTGGTCGCGTTCATTACGTAGATGCCGTCGGCAAGAACTTCCGCATAAAGTTGCTCGACAAATACGAATCGCTAGATCGGGTTTATATGTCGGACGTGATTGGCGTTAAAGTGTTAGATATTTAATGTTAGTGTAAAAGCCCCATCCTTAGTTGGAAGAGGCTTCTTTTGTGGTTATATTAAATAGAAGATTCATGTCTGTTATTTTTAGCTCAGTAATTATTTTTTCCAACGCGTCCTTAGGATACCTTTTCATTTTTCCAGTGCATAATTCACTTACCGTACGAGTAGATAAACCCGTCAATCTAGCAAAGTCCTGTTGCTCAATTCTACGCTCTTTTAATATATCTTTTAGACGTAATTCTATATTAAAAGTATGTTTATTTCTAACAATAGGTTTATCCTCAGGTGTCGCGTCTACCATATCATAAATTTTTTGCACATTGGTTAGGTTAGTCTCTCCAATTAAACTTAAATCTCCACTACTAGTTCTTACATATACTTCTGTAGTTTCATGTTGGGAATCTGAAAGGGATAACTTCATTAACGTAACCTCCTATTAATTGATATCTTAATTGTACACTATTACGTAATTGCGTTCAACCCCTTAATTCAATAATTTCAGACAAATCTTTTATGTTTAGAGCTTCAGCGATTTTTACAATATGGTCACGATTGATTGCTTTAGTCTGATTGCGACATATCTCATTAATCCCCGCTCGTCGTATTCCTGTCATCTCAGCTAATTGTAATTGTGTAATATTTCTTTCTTCTAAAATCTCCTTAACTTTAACGTATATTTCCATCAAAACCACTCCCATCTAATACTATTAATATTATAAAACAATTATTGACATTACGCAATTACGTATTATAATAAGATGTATGAGTTGTACGTAATTACGTATTTAACGAAAGGAGAAACCAGTATGCACTATTTAGCGGAACATTCTACGTTCGATTCTACCGCGCAATTAAACGCAGCAGTATACGAACATATACGCAATCATACATACGAATTAAACGAAACGGACCGCAAGGCGCTGAAAATGATCGCTCGCTATTGCGTTAAGTTTGCAGGCGCGTGCCACTTAAAAGCGTCAACTATCAGCGAGTTAATCGATCGCAGCGAAAAGACGGCAAGGCGCATCGTTAACAAGCTGGCGGAATTAGGAATCATCGAAAAGGTTGCAACAACGCGGAAGGTGAACGGAGGCAAAGGCGCTAATATACTGCGGATATTGCCGGCGGGAGGCGAGCGAAATAATGGTGCGGAGCAACATGTCCAGTCGAGCGTGTCCAATCGGGCAGGCAGCGACAAGCCAACGGAGAGTAAGGCGGAGGCAAGCAATTCCGGAAATGAACCATCGAATTTTATTAAGCCTTTAAAAGGCAATTACGTATTAGATACGGCGGTGGAGCCAAACGCATTAAAAAACGTGCTGCCTAGCGGAATATATAACGCAATCGTGAAATATTTTCATAACGCCGAGTCCATTTATAAATATTACGGAATTCTATTGCGAGCAAAAGCAAGCGTGGATCCGACCGTAGTCATCGAAGATAACGAAGCGCCGTTCATTGAGGCGTGGAATGCTACGATACTAAAAGCGAAACAACGCAAGGTAAAACGCATGGACGATTACTTATTTGCGAGTTGGAAGCAGGCGACCTTGACTTCGAAAAGGATACGCGAAAAGGCGAACAGCATGGCGGGTAGATTTGCGGAATGGTTTGACGAATAAAATTTCGAAATTAACCGTTGACAACTTCATACGCGTGATGATATATTATTAATTGTTCATTACGCACGATTCGATTACGTAACGACATAGCTTCGTATGATATGACGCGCGATGATCGACAATAAACCGGATAGTACGCACCACGTTCGAATAATACGAACCGAAAGTGCTTGCGAATCCAGTCATA